CTCTCATTCGCTAATTCATCTACGCGTATGCCGAGTTCGCGTTGAAAGAGTTTGAATTGCGGAATTAGGCAGAACGCACCCGATTGGCTTTCCAAGCATTTTGTGGTCACGAGTAATTTAATATCATATGGAAGTTCCGAAAACGCAAGAACACCATGCGTCTTGTACGTTATTAAATTGTATGTCGTGAATTTCATGTCAGACATTATATGATTCCGCGGTGTTCGGTTACGAGGGCTTCGAGCGCCGCCACCCCCGGTCATCGTCACAGCCGACCCCTTTCCAACTAAGATATACGCAGTCGGTACAAATACACCGCGTTTTCGAATACTCGGGTCGATTGCTTCAATTCCTGTCCCGCCATTCTCACACTGTAATACATTATCAATATCCCCCGTTTCATACGCATCTCTCGAAAACATAATAAACTTCATATTTAATACCCGCTCCATCGTCGCAATCGCCCATGTGTCCGGCCAGTATAGTGACGTCATCATGCGCTCTTTCAGTTGGTCCGTCGAGCGCACATCACGCATATAATCATACTGTCCAGCTAAAAGCTTCGTGTATTTCATTTCGTCGTGTTTCAGATTATGCTCAATAACAAGTTTCTTTGCGCCAGCAATCATGAGCTGTTGTTGTGCGCGGTCATGTATTGTTGAGATACGGCGTTTGATATCATTGTAATTTGTCACCAATTCTCTCGTCTCACGGGTTTGAGTTCGTGTAAGTGCGTGATACATTGCGAATTTCTCTCGGTAAGCACGGAATACTTCATCGCTTACTTCATCCGCGAGTTGTTTTCGCAGCTCAAGGATCGTAGTCGTGCGCCCTTGTGTTAGAAGTCCGTCGCGAATCACCGCGAAAAATCCATCACTTGCGCCTTCATTGTCTATGAAATTGAAATACTTATTCCGTAGATACTTTTGTATCCATAGGTCGGCGGTCGGATTCGGTTTGTATTGACGACGCTCGAGTTCAGACTGTTCTTTGGTTTGAAGAGGGAGGATGGATGCGCCAGATAATAAGTGTTTTTGACGAGCGTCCAGTCCGAATACATTCTTCGCTGATGTTGGCGCGCCGTTGCCGTCGCTATCGCTATCGCTGTCGATGTCATTGATCGACGGCTTGGATTGTTCCTTTCCGAGAGATTTCTTGATTTCATTTACTTCAGTGGCACGTTTTTTTGGGTCTATCACCACCTCTGCCTTTGCCGCCGCAGCCGAATTCGCACGCGACTTTCGTAATAACTCCGTATTCACAAAACTATACAACAAGGGCGTCAATTGACGAACATCCAAATCACCAGATTCGTCCATTCTCACTTGATTCGCTGGCATTTCATAGACGCCGATTTGTTTCATAAACTCCATTTCCGAGTTGAATAAATAAATCGGAACATATACCACATTATACCGTTTCGAGAAATGATAGTTCAATTGACCTATACCAATGACGACCTTTTGCGGCTCACGCAATAATTGTAACTGGAATAATGGTGTATTGTAATTGAAGTCTTCTTCTTCTAAATGCGAATATTCATGATAGTTGATATCCTTGTTGATTTTTGATTTTACCATCCCAGATGTGATATATTATAAATGAAATGAATGTAATTATTATATACGTATAAATAATAATTACACAGTTGTCCGCAAAGACAGACAGAGACGTATGTATGTATGTATGTATGTATGGCCGACTTTATCGATAGACAAGTGTATTTCGCATTACTCCAGATGACGCATCTGTCATTGTCGTAATAAAAGAAATTTTAAAACACCGTTCATTGTTCTTATTCAGAGTAGAAATCACACGTTTATATCGTTCGACGTTATTTTCAGATGTTCCTCCTGCGCCCAAATGAAGCGCATCAGCCTCATTACCATAATCCAATATTTTCTTATCTTGCCAAATGTCGTGGATTGACATAAGCCCTGGTATATTCATAATATAAATTCCAACATTACGACGATGATAATAATTGCTTAAAATAATGTCATCCGAGAGACGGCATATTTGATTGTCGATGGCCGTATAACGTGTCATATATTCGATGAAATCGTCGCCAAATGTATTCAGTTTCACACACACCGACCCATATCCTTCTGCGATCGTCGCGATATCTTTGTGTCTGCGTTTTCCATTGAGCTGCATATTCATGAAATCAAAACCAGTCGATGTCCATACATTATTGTCATTTGGTGGAATCAATCTTTCATATGTTTCAACCATTTTCTTTGGATAAGCAATATCATCGTCCAAATAAATAATTCGCGTATGTTCCGGGTCGTATATGTCGGCATGCTCTCGTAGGTATAATACAGTCGGGACAATTTTCGTAGCAGGTCCGTAATCTAGAGCGATATGATTCACCGTGAGAGATTTCCGGATATACTTCGGCACGATATACGTCTCGCCTGTTCGCGCAAACTGTTCTGGGATATTCAATAAAAATAAATCCGGTTTTCGCGTTTGATCCAATATACTATTTATCATCGGTCCGCATTTATTGATACGCGTCGGACTCGTTGTAAATGACACAACAATCTTAATTTTTTCACCAGCCATGTTATGTTTTACACAAATAATACTAATTATATATTATGACACCCTCTATATCTGTTTTACTTCTTCGACTTTCCGGAGATTTCATCCAACATTTCCAGATGCTTAAATATCGTCTTGTTTGTAATACTGGGCTTGCTTTTGATTTTCAGTTTCGATATTTCGACGATTTGTTCAACCCGCGTCTTGAATAACTCTTCCGCTTCAGTGTCGCGATCTGTTCCAGCACCGCCACCAGCACTAATGGTCTTGGCCTTGAATACCATGTGACTATGCTTCACCATAATATATAGATTCTCCGCGAGTTCATCTACTTCGTTCGTCTTCCCTTCCTGTCGCATATTTGAATACATGAGTTCTTGAATTTGCTTCATGAGGGCCAATACGTGAGTCTTTTCGACAATTCCGATTTTCATCAAATTCACAATAAACTGCGACATCGCTTTGCGTTTTTCATTCGCCTTGTTAATATCGCAGAACTTGTCGTAATTTTTCTTTGGATCACAGTATTCAATCGTGTCGAATAGTGACATGAAGGATGCCAAGTTCTTCTCGAAAATATCTCGAAATACGGAATAGCCTGCGTGGTCCGACTCGTTTTCTCTCGCCATCAAATCATGGAACAACCGCGCATAAATCGCGGAATAGAACGAATTCGAACTCGCAGTCGTGAAAATCGATAACGCAACACGATTCATTACGCTTACAGTATTGTGTTCTTCTGTTGTATCATCAATACATGCCTTGAACAAATCGTCGATTTCGTTCAAAATGCTGGCAAGAATCTTTTCATACGTCTTGTCAGTGAGTTTATTCAGAAAGGAACGAATGTTGTCAATACTCAATTCAATACCTTCCTTCTTTTTGATGTCGGTTTTTTGGAACGATAAAATCGTTTCCCATTCGCTATTCGGAATTTGCGGATTACGCGATGATGGAGTTGAACGGGTAATGGAATGAATCCCGCCGCCCGCCGCCGATGACGCCGCCATGCCACCACCACCGATACTAGCCCCTGCGCTACCACTACCGAATCGACTTTGAAATGTATTGGCGCTGCTCCCAGCGACATGATACCCGCTGCTTCCGCAGCCATTCTGTGTCATACTACCTAGACGGAATTCGCCTGGCTCCTTCACAGGGAAAACGGGAGTCTTAATATAGGTCGGCGCACCCACCAAATCCGCTAAATCAGACACTGACTTAATAACATCATCGTCTAATTTAAGGTCAAATCCCATATTCATAAATGCCGCATAATCAGGAAGGTCGTAACGATGAGTTATTTTTGCCATGACACGTTCGTAGCAGGTGGTGCTTATAATAATACATATATAAGTTTTATATCAATTTTACATGTATTACGTATAATCTAAGTATTCCACGTCTTCATATAATCGATGTCATCGATATTATACCCACAAAACAAATAATTCGAAAGTAAATATTCTTCAGCATTGAACGCGAATGTTTCATTCAAAGCCTTTAGTTTTATATCCAGTTCATTATTATTTATAATATGTTTAATATTTTCATATAAATTACAAATTTTTACATATGTTTCTGGATGAAACATTAAAAAATAATCAATTATGATATATCTTCCTGAAGAAAAAGCATACAACGTTTTATTTTTATCGATAGTTGGAATTGTCCAACAAACCGGAAACCCATATCCATCAAATCTTGTTGAAATTACTAGGTCATATTTTGTGTTTGTTTTGGTGATATAATCTTCAAATAGGTCTTTCACTTTACTCCTAGTACAAATTTGACTAAAAATATTAAAGATATTCTCTTTCATTGGTTGTGTACATTTTACATATGATGATGACTTTCTTATACATTCCATGTGAGCCACGACATCTTCATTTGTTTTATTCAACGGTTTTTCAAACAGATACGCCAACGGTTTATAAAACTCAAGAACCTCTTTTTTTATATCATTTTGATTACCAATATATAATGATGCTTGATCTATTCTTCTCCAACGTGCGCAATCATATGTAATATTATCGTCGATCCAAGCATGGAAAAAGAATTCATATGTATGTTCGCTATTTAACTTCATAAAATTATTCATACATTCATACCCATATTTATAATCTCGAAGTTGGCCAAATAAACATACTGCGATTTTCATGATATGTTATTTGTATTATAATTTGTTTATATCATTATTATATTCTCATACATAATATCTATCAGTGAAGGATGGGAATAAACCGGTGTTTTTGACCACGGCGGCGGCGGCGGCGAAGCCAAGATAACAAACTTAAATGTATTCTACTATGATTATTAGACATACCCGATATTTATTCGTGACTTACTTTATCTTTATTATGTCATTTAGCGACGATACTCCTTCAAGTATTCAACATTCTTCCGATTGTGATGCCGACACTGCTGGCTCCAGCTCTTATCCTGAATTCAAGGTTTGGGAAGATGTCGACGAAATTTCCCCCGACCTTCTTCGCGGAATTTACGCATATGGCTTCGAAAAGCCCAGTAATATACAACAAAAATCAATATTATCCATTATTCAAAAACGCGATGTAATCGCGCAAGCACAATCTGGAACAGGAAAAACCGGCGCATTTACTGTCGCAGCACTTCAGAGCGTTGATGTGAGTAAAGCCAAAACACAGGTTCTCATTCTTGCTCCTACTCGCGAACTGGCCCGTCAAATATACGATGTTATTCACGGAATCGGCGCGATGATGAGCGGACTTACTATGAGACTACTCGTTGGCGGAACTTCCACTGCGGATGACGCAGCTGATTTGCGTAAATCGACGCCACATATTATTGTCGGCTGTCCTGGACGCGTGTTTGATATGATTCGTCGAAATTATATTCAAAGTTCGAGTGTTCATATGTTGATTCTCGATGAAGCCGACGAAATGCTTTCAGCGGGGTTCAATGACCAAATCTACAATATTTTTCAATACATGCCGTCGGATATTCAGGTTGTCCTATTCAGCGCAACGATGCCACCTGAATTATACAGTCTAACTGAGAAATTTATGCGAAATCCGGTGAATATTCAAGTCAAGGCAGAGCAGCTTACACTAGAAGGAATTCAGCAGCATTATGTCGCATTGGATGACGATGTACAGAAGTATTTGACACTGAAGGATCTTTTCAAGACGATTTCGGTTTCACAATGTATCATTTTCTGTAATTCGACGAAGCGGGTTGCTGACCTTCATGAGGCGATGCTTTTCGACGGCTTCCCCGTATGTTGTATTCATAGCGGAATGGAGAAGGGAGATAATAGCGAGCGTGATAAGGCATATCGGGAATTCAAGGCAGGCGTTCATCGTGTTCTTATTTCGTCCAATGTAACCGCTCGTGGTATTGATATTCAACAGGTGAGCACTGTCATCAATTTTGACATGCCGCAAGATGTTCATATTTATCTTCACCGTATCGGTCGTTCTGGACGATGGGGGCGCAAAGGTGTCGCGATTAACTTCATCACTCGCCGTGATATGCGCATCAAGAAAGAAATTGAGGCATATTATGAGACTTCCATTACCGAGTTGCCTGTGAATTTCATGGAAGGTGTTTAGATAGATATACAACTTAAGTAACTATTATATAGTGTGTGTGTTTGTTTCAGTATATTATATTGTTGTGTCATAACAATACAATGTCTTGTTGTTCATTTAGTGTATGTTCTTTACTTACTGATGTGCGTGATTCTGTTACTGAAATGCCGCGCGATCCAGATGAAGTTAAATCTTTATTATTCGAACATTTAGGATTTGGTAATAAACCGGAATCATCGGGTGTGGGAAAGTCTGGGTCCGAGGATACGTGCTTATCATCATTTAAGCATCCGATCTCTTATACTGATCCCGAGAAATTACATGAGTTGGCTCCATCCATTATCGAAGACCTAGAATTACTTCACGTAAAACCGAAAATGACTGTCGGTGGCGGTGATGAAAATGCTGTAGGCGTGGAAGGCGTGCCGACCGACGATGCCGACGATACCGTAAATGGCCTATACCATTATGTATTCTCGCCAAAATCAGTCTATGGAACTGAGCATTTGCCCATTTGGAGCAAGTATTACACCACAGATATCGAATACTTAAAACATACCCAAACACTTCTGGAAATGTTTGATAACGAGCTATTGGAACACTGTATCGCACAAAATACTCAGACAACGTCAAGCGTTGAGGCATTTTCAACCATGAAGAAAACATGGACGGAATTCCGCGGAACCGGTAAAATCCATGATTTCAAAGAAAAATTCAGTTATGTTGAGACACCATTTCTCTCGAAACTCAACACATCGTCATCTTTTCTCCAGTTTTTGAGTTTATACAATATTTCCTCTCCAGTCATCGCGCTTTTAACGCCGATTATCGTATTGATTATCCCGTTTTTTGTCCTGTTGATGCGCGGTTTAGGTGTTTCATTCACTGAGTATGTGGAAATACTAAAACAAATCATTAGCCAGCATTCTGTCGGTAAATTCTTTACACAGTTTGATACTGTGAGTATCGAACAAAAAATGTATATTATGATGTCGGTGGTGTTTTACTTCATCCAGATTTATCAGAATATCATGGCGTGTGTGCGATTTTACAATAATATCAAATTGGTTCATAGTCACATTCATACAATCAACGGATATCTTACCGCGACAGGTGTGAATATGAATTATATGATTCAACTGATTCAGACGTATCATCTCTCGACATACGAGCCATTCCGCGAAGAACTATCCGAGAGATACCGCCTCCTTGAAGATGTTACGCGTGCTCTTACAGATATCGCGCCATTCTCTGTATCGGTCAGTAAGTTTTTTCAGATCGGATATGTCATGAAGAATTATTATTCATTGTTTTCACAGACCGACCTGAATGAACTATTGGACTATAGTTTTGGGTTTAATGCGTATATGGAGCATCTTACCGCATGTAGGACGTTTGTAATTGACGGAATGATAAAGAAATGTTCATTCGTTGTTGCGTCGAAAGAAGCCGAAGCCGACGATGTCATTGATGTTACTCGACCCTTAACTCCTGTTAGTGAAGAAGCGGAACCCGACGCAGCCGCCACCGACGCAGCCACCGACGCCCCGAGTGTAGAAGTTCTTCCTCCTCCTCCTCCTCCTCCTCCACCGTCGGATCAACCAACGGTGCGAAAAGGTATTACAAAACTATCCGCACAATTCTACGCACCTTTGAAAACACAAAACGCATCGAAAATGGTAGCCAACGATATAACACTCGACAAACAACTTATTATAACTGGACCAAATGCTGCTGGAAAGACGACCGTTATAAAATCGACGCTATTCAATCTTATCATCTCTCAGCAAATCGGCTTTGGTTTCTATGAAAATGCCGAAATTAATCCATACGACTACCTCCACTGTTACCTGAACATACCAGATACTTCTGGCCGCGACAGTCTTTTTCAGGCTGAATCACGCCGTTGTATGGAGATTCTTCGCTGTATTATGGATAATCCCGCAAAAAGACATTTCTGTATCTTTGATGAGCTCTACTCCGGCACAAATCCGTATGAGGCTGTTGCCGCAGCGTATGGATATATTGACTACATTTCCAAAAATCCGAAAGTGGATCTCATTCTTACAACGCATTATATCGAACTTTGCCAACTTCTAGAGAAACAAAATAATGGAGTTATCAGAAATCTCCACATGTCAGTATGCTCTCAAACTGGCGAGTATTTGTATAAGATTGCGAATGGTATTTCGACGATTAAAGGTGGATTGAAGGTTCTCCGTGATTTGGATTACCCAACTGAAATCGTAGAGTGCGCGAGGCTCATTATTGAGCAAAAATAACTGGGATTGTGATTTCTCGTTCATGTATTACCGATTACGCCACCGAATTTGCGCGGTCCATTCCGTCATTTCTCTTCGCATCATATCAATTTCTAACTCTCCGTCGCTGTCGGCGTCGTTGTCGGCGTCGCTGTCGGCGTCGCTGTCATTGTAATACCATGAAGTGGATGATGGCGGTTCTTTTTCGGATGCGGCGGGGATGCTGGCGACGGGGGGAGAGGAAGAATTACAATATTGACGCAATCGTCGCATATAATTGTAATAATCACCGTCGTCGGTTTCAGTGACTTTCTTGAGTGAAGCGACGCAACTACAAAATTCATCAACGATATCTATTGATGGCGCCGTATTTGGTGTCTTTGAACTCAATGTGTAGATTTCATTCAAACGCGCCCATGCTCGTTCATGGTTATATGTAAATAGTCCTTGATACATTGAGGCCGACAAATAATTAATCATATTCGCCATGGTGATTATCACTGGCACCAGCACAGGGATGTCTTTCACGGACGATGATGAGACAGTAGTGTCGTGTTCTTCGGACATGTAATAAACACGTAATTTATTTCATACTATGGAATTACGTGTTTTTATTTTACTTCAATTTTATGTATGTATATTCGCCGACGGTTGTTCCACGAACTGATGATGTGTCTTGTCGATAAGAACATTTTTCGCAACCCGACGTATCACTTTCGATATATTGCCCTCTTGTGCGCCATCGGTGATTGTCTTTGACAGCTTAAAATAACGGTCATTATCCTTCGTGTGGCTTTTCATACATAGTGGATGACGCGCGGCCCACTCCCCCATAAGACTCACATTTTTATGCTCCACAGCAAGGACCGCATTCGTCATTTTGGCGTGGTCTGGACCATCGCATTCCCACTTGTCGGCATCTTTGACATACAACGTCTCTCGTTTAATATCACTACAATGAACTGGGCGTTTGTGTAATTCCGTTTTATTCAAATTTGTAATGAGAATATTCGACATTCCTTCGACATAACCAAGCTTCCCCACATTTTCAAGATCCTCGGTATTCAACTGAATCGAATTGACGAAATCCTTCATATTCATCGCATCTTTACACTGCTCGTTTAAGAAAAACGGCATATTGAACGTTTTATTATAACAATTGTTCATGTTGTTATTGTTATTGGTGGTAATGGGTGTCGGAGTTGTAATAGCCGACATACTGGTTTTATACATGTCCAATATCTGTGTTTTGAAATCGTGATTCATCTGCATCATCGCAGTAATTACATTCTTAAGTTCCGCGGTATTCTCGATTTTAGATGCGTCGATTGCCTTCGTGATACACAATGCGCCATATTTTTTGTTATGCCGCCATAATCCAGTTCGATTGATATATTGTCGCTTACAATACTTACATTCATAGGCCGAAGTCACGTGACCGCCGCCATCGCCATCGCCATCGTCGGCATAGGCATCCGAATCAGGATTGTATATCACGTTTTTTTGTTCATCTTCTTCATGGAGGTTGATTTGGACGATTTCGTTGATGGGTGTTTTTTGGGGGGTCGAAATATCGCAAATATTTGGAGGCGGATTTTGGGGGATGCTTTCCGCCACCGAATCGACCCCGCCCCCTGAAATGAGACTGTGAATGTAATTTTTACATTTGACGTTGGCGGAACATAACCGTTGGTGCTTTGGTGATAAAAGATGTCGGTTAAAATCAAACTTGTTATTGGTTTTGATGTTACATGTATCGCAGTAATACATAATGCGTTTTTCAGTCTTGCGTAAAATGTTGCCTAAAATGGTCGGTCTATACACATGGGGGAGAAAAACGCCTCCGATGGACGGACGCGGAGGGACGGACGGTAACGGCGGAAAATTTATCGTCACAATTATTTTGATTGATCGAAAAAAGTTGTGACTGGTCAGTCACAAAATGCGAAAAAATCGTGTTTCAAAAGTCCTACGCAAAATGCGAAAAAGGACATTCTTGGGCATGTTGCCATCGTTGCGCATTTACGCAACATTTTACGCGGTTTGGGTATTATTGATGTATATACTAGAGTTATGACGATGTCTCGTCTGAATATTTTTCTAAATTTAAACGGAATATTTTTGGCTGAAAAGTGGTTGAACACCGACATTCGGCCCTTCCTGCCCCGGACTTTTGGAATGGAATGGAATGGAATGGAATATTTTATGATAGTTTCACAATGATGTGTATTTGATAAAATTGAAATACTTATTTACAAAGAACATATACGATATCAAATCGACAAGAACAAGCAAGAATGGAACATTTCAGCAAGATAGAACGACGTGATGGTGTTGATGTGGGGTTCAATGGCTCAAACATAGAACCATTGAATCGTGTAGGATGCGTTGGAAAATCAGGTATTGACAAAAATTTCAAACTAGAACAGGTTATGTCTTTGGCATACGAACTTGAACCCAAGGCAAATATCATTGTGAAGGCTGGCAAAAACGCAAAATGGTACTTGAAACGCTGCGACCCAGCCGACATTGAGGCAAGGGTTCAACAACACGCATGGATGAATAGTGCCAAACGATACAGTATGTGGATAATTGAATGGAAAAACTAAAAAGAACACCCGTCGTTTTGGTTTTTTTCTATAATATATATTTTTGTTATATTCTACTATTCACTGATTCCTTTCATTTATTCCGTTCAATTTTCAAATATAACATCGCCGATTATTATATTATAAATCGCGATTTACGAGAGAATGGGCGAGTTGAGTTTTTTAACGATAATTGTTAGTTTAGCCGTTAGCGCATTATTAGTATATGCGGTATTTCAATACATGAAGGTTCGTTTGACCATTTTAGAACAATCCCATAAAGAACAAGCAATGATTTTACAACAATTCATAGAAGAGTCATCCACCGATATTCACCGATTATATCAGATTTCGTCATCATCTACCACCAATGGTGGATCGGTGGCGACAAACGGAAGTATTATACTTGAGTATGCGAATGACAAACCAGCCGCTTATAATGAGCCACATATAATTCATTTAGATACTGCTCTTTTTCAGAACAAACGCAATAGCAATCTCATAGAAATTTCATCCGACAGCGAGGATACTACCGACGAAAGCGACGCACACGAAAATAGTAGTAGCGATGATGATGATCACAGTGAAAGTAGCGACGAAGACAACGAAGACAACGAAGCCGACGGAACTGATAGCGAAGACCCGCAAGCAGATGAAGATGTCGCTGGTGCCAACTGCGATTCATTCGTTGTCAATCACGATGAATGTAATCATGATTCGGTTATCTCTGAAAATGTAAGCTCACCTGAAATAAAGTTAATCACGGTCGATTTAGGAATAACTCAAGAATCGGAAATAAAATGTCCTATAACCGTGGAAGAAATGCCAGTAGAGACTAAGGCGCCACCCCCCGCCGCAGAGGCGCCCGCACAGGCGCTGCCTAGTAGTGTAAGTTCATCCTCCATACCTCTAACAAATATGTCTGTTCCAGACCTTAAACATCTTCTTAAGGAGAAATACAAGAACCAACCTGAAAAACATCCTGAAATCCAAAAACTGAAAAAGGCCGAACTAATCTATGCTTTACAACATTCTCAGTAATGTAGAATTTTATTCTCATAATATACATAATAATGTCACATTCACAACCACACTGGGCCAAGAATTATAGTTCAAGTCATAATGTCTATTTTGATTTTCCGCCGCTTATGACCGATGGACGCAATTTTTCAGGTTGGCAACCCGGTAATGCCGTGAATGAATCGATTCGCCGGTCCGAAAACATAAAATCCAACTGGGATTATCGTCGTTATTTGACGACAAACGCCGACCAGATTATGTCCATCAATCGTATTGATGCTGTGAATATATCCAACCATGGTTCATTTGAGGTGAATTCTTATGAACAAGAGCAGAGAAATGTTCCATTCATGTATTCATCTGTCATGGATACGAGAGAACCATTCGGGTATGTCCAGAGTGACCTGAAGGATGTATATCTCTCGAGAGATGCTCTTCAAGCCCGTATGGTCGCGCCAGAAATCACGCAAGAGCAAGTGCTTGCTTTTCAGAGCCAGCGTCAGCAGCAGCAACAGCAGAGACGATAAGTCGTGTGCGAGAGATTAACACATATAAACCTTTATTTGTAATGATTGTTATATTCAAACATTACAAACACCGAGAGATGCGAATCATCAGTTTTGATGTTGGTATGAAGAATTTAGCATATTGTTTGTTTGATATACCTGATTCTCTCGTTGCGAATGCGGCGGCGTCGAATCTAATTCATCATATTCGCATCGAGAGATGGGATGTGATCGATCTACGGTTTGAGCCAGTAAGTCCCGAAGATAAAGCATTAACTACAGAGGTTATCGCCGCACCACCAAAACGAACATGTATGAATGACACTAAATTAGCAAAATGGATGTATTTACCACCTAGTCCAGTAAGCACAAGCACGTTGTCGAATGCCGTCTTGTATTGTGCGAAATGCGCCGATAAATCCAAGTATAAAACCCCATCTCGAGAGATTTTACAGTATAAACGCAAACCAGAGCTTATCGCAAAGAAGAAGTTGGTTGATCTTATGGATATTAAGGGACATCTCTCGACATCGTCGAGTATAGAGCCGACATCTGATGTTCCATCGATTAACATTAAACTCCGGAAAGCCGACCTAATCAAAGAAATAACAACGATACTCTCGAGAGATTATATGGAACCATTTGACGAGACGAAATATACTGCTTATAATACTACGGGAGTAACAGAGGCACCAGCGGTGAAACCCAAAAAGCCAAACTATACGTATGCGCATGACTTGGATTTAATCACATATGGACGCAATTTAATGAAACATCTCGATGTTATTCTGTATTCATCTAGCACGGACAACACATCCATCGATATGATGATTATTGAGAATCAAATCAGTACTCTCGCCTCTCGCATGAAAACACTACAAGGAATGATTACGCAGTATTTCATTATGAAACATATTCCGCAAATCGAGTTCATATCGGCATCATGTAAATTAAAGCTTTTCACGGATTCGATACATCACGCCGATGCTGATGCTGATGCCGACGCTGATAAGTTAGTAGTAGATGCTTCAACGTATAGCGACCGTAAGAAGTCAGGTATAGCAGTTTGTCGATCTCTCGGTGAAATCTCTCGAAAACTGAATTCAGACTATGCGAAGTGGATGACCGTCTTTGAGAATCATAAAAAGAAGGATGATCTTGCTGATTGTTTTTTACAGGGATTATGGCGTGTTCATTTACTGAATGTTACTGAAAATAGTTAAATTCCAATTAGATTATAGAGATGAATCATCAATATGTAAATTTATTCACGTTTGTTCATTTTATATTATACTTTATGATTGGTATTTTATTTCCAAATCGGGTTGGTATTATAGTCATGTTATCGTTTTTATGGGAAATTATTGAAGGATATGGAGCCCAACATCCATTTATATATCCACTACTACAAAAATACTGGTTCATTCCTGAAAAATATTGGAATGAAGGTATTGCCAACAAAATAACCGACATTATTGCCAACATCGCCGGTTATTCCATCGGAAGTGTATCAAAATATAAAACTCAATCATTTTGGGTTGCTTTTATTTTATGGATATCTACCGTCATATATTCAAAATATAGTGCGGTGTGAATGAAATAATAATGTATTTCGAATATTCATACAATCGGTGATTATTTTAGTATAAAGATTACAATCTAATATAATCCATAAGATGGCGGAAGAAATTGATTTAGGTGCTTTGGATACGATGCCGACATTTACATTCGGTGGCAGTAAGTCGTCGTCTGGTGGCGGTGGCGGTGGCGGCTCGAATTTTGGTGGAGGAATAGAACTTCTCATGAATAATAAGTTTAAAGACAGCGACCGTAAGGGCGGTGGTGGCGGTGGTGGCGGTGATATTGATTTAAGCGAATTGGCCGCACTTGAAAATGAACTGAATGACCTAAGTAATGTTAAGCGAGGGTCTGACACTGACGGTGGCAGCGGTGGCAGCGGTGGCGGTGGCGGTGGATTTTTAAGTGGAATATTCAACTTGAGTAAGTCCGACGGAGAAAGCGGCGGTGGTGGCGGTGGAGGCGGTGGCGATGGAGGTATTCATTTAGGACAATCCACATCACAAACCGATGCTGATAATCGAACATGGGACGGATATGGAAAATTCAATAATATTCCTCTTGATCCTGACTCAAATGTTGATCCGACGCCTCAGTTATCAAAAGAGGAAATGTTGAAAGAAAAGTTCAAGCTTCTTCGCAAATTGGAAGAGCTCGAGCAGAAGGGAGTCCAACTTACAAAGCGTTATTCTATGGATTCATCCTACCAAGAAATGAAAGGCGAATATGATACGCAAATGGAAGAGCGCGAGAGACAGAATAGTGTGAAATTTCAAGGCAAGATGCTTCTCGCATGTATTACTGGCATCGAATTCCTGAATAACAAGTTTGACCCATTTGACTTGAAACTGGATGGATGGTCGGAGCAAGTCAATGAGAATATTACGGAATATGATGAGATTTTCGGAGAGCTTCACGAGAAATACAAATCCAAGGCGAAGATGTCGCCTGAACTGAAACTCCTCTTCCAATTGGGCGGAAGCGCGATTATGCTTCATATGACGAATACAATGTTCAAGTCGGCGCTTCCTGGAATGGATGATATTATGCGCCAAAACCCCGAGTTAATGCAACAATTTACACAAGCAGCGGTTTCTTCGATGTCGGGTAATCTAGGCGGCGGTGGCGGAGGCGGAGGCGGTGGCGGAGGCGGACGAGGGTCTGGGTTTGGCAATTTCATGAGTGATATTATCGGAGGTAGTGGCATGGGCGGTGGCGGTGGCGCACGTAACAACGACCCACCCCCTTATGCTCAACATCGCCCCCCTCCTCCACCTATCGCGACCAAGGGACCAGTTGCCCCACCTCCCCCAGTTCGTCCCGGCGCAACTGCTATGCCGATGCCGATGATGCAACAGCAACAATACACCGAGCAAAAGACAAGACGACCTGAAATGCGCGGCCCATCTACCGATGTTGGCGATATGATGTCCCGTCTTAAGACCAAGACGATTAATATTCAGCCGTCTAGTTCTAGTAGTAGCCATCAGCAGCAGCAGCAGCAGCCAAGTGAGCCAGCTGGGAATGTTACACTCCAGAATATTCTCTCAGGAATGACCGGAAGTCTAGGCGATGACATTTCACTTGACTCAAATATAATCAACGTATCAAGTTTAGGGGATATTCCGCAAGATTCCACGCCACATAAATCAAAACGCCGCCCTCGTTCCGAGAAAAATACTGTGAGTATGGACTTATAATACACATGAGACCGCGAAATCAATATAAATATTTTAGAACAATAATAAATAGTCACGACGCAACAAACGATGTCGGCATCTACACCCCAATTCAAGCCAATCTGTACTCAAAATGATATGAGATTAGGCAAAAATACAGATATGAAACTTTTCACCCTAGAATACAATTACAGTAACCCGAACTTTGATATTCTATCTCTCGTAAATATCAATATCCACAATCTGCTTTACGAGGTAAATAAGGATATTATCGAGACGATTGAGGTTCATCCACATCCAACGGAAAAAAGCCAACACAATATTCTTTATAAATTTCGCGATATTGGTGGGGATTTAGGCGGGTTTAAAACCTACATGTATGTGAATACGATAATCGCTAAGAGATTCGCAAGCAATGGAAATACCGAAATTGTTTTTACAAGCAAGAGTATCCCATTCGAAGACCACGGTTGGCTCGTAACACAAAAATACACACTTCTTGAATACCCACTTTATATTCAGAAATACATCTATCTGGAAAACGCGACCTCAAATATCCAAGTTTTACACATGTTTAAACTGAAACCCGACCAAGAAACCGAACTAACGGTTGCGATGGAAAATGCGATTGGTCTTCTTATTAAGAAAATGTATTTTCGGCTGAAAGTCGCGATTGAGAGCCTTCGGCAATAATACGATACTTCGAGCGTAAAAACACAATACATATTATATCAATATCATAATATGTATTAGAATCAAAACCTGATATCATACACACATACATACCATAAACACTATGGACGAGTTATTACATGAATATATAGAGCAACTAGATAATGCCAATACTATAACTGGTTTAGAAACCGAAGGCCTGATTCATGATTCACGACACTCGGATAACGATGATCATGATAATGAAATACCCGAACAAGCCGAATATGAAGACTATATCGCCCGGACAAAAAAATACTATTACAAGATGTCGTGTCTCGATTTCGTTCGCGCATTCTGGTTCTCGGTGTCGTCGCTTTATATCTGTGGATCTGAATACGCGAAATACAAGATAGGATGGAAATCCCGAAATAATGCGATTATCGATGTAAGTAAGCGTCTTGCTGCGAAAAATATGATGTATGTAAAAATATTCCAAGCCTTCGCAACCAACCGTAATATCGTATCCCCCGAACTGAATACATTTTTCAACGAATACACTGATAATGTAAAATATACAGATGATGAATACGACATAAAAGAACTTAAAGAGCTAGAGGCACGGTCGAACGAATGCCATCCATTTCAAGAACTGCGAATTTTGAATAATTATACTCCGATTAAATCCGGTCTGATGTCGTTGATATTCAAGGGTGTATTTCGGAGCGCCGACGCCGACGAGACGCCTGTTGTCATCAAATATCTCCGAAAAAATATCAGCAAAAACTTCAACGCATCTATGAATAATCTGGTCGTATTTGCGAAATTCACGAGGTATTTTCCTTATCTTCGAACGCTAAATATTGAAAACCTCATTCTTCAGAATATCGTGTGTTTGAATGACCAAATCTGTTTTCGTAAAGAACTTGCGAATATTACGTTGTATTATAAAAATTGGCAACATTATGAATACGTCAAAATACCGAAACCATACGCCGATTATACCGAAAAAATCAACTCGGACATCATTGTCATGGAATATATCGACGGAATGAAAATCACCGAAATTGACCCAGAAGACAACGACGAATTTGGTAAAGTATTGGCGGCATTTAACGCAAAGGCCGCATTCTGTACCTCTTTTTATCACGGCGACCTTCATCCTGGCAATATATTGTTTATTAAAGAGCCAGCGGCGGCGGCGGCTGCGTATAAAATAGGTATTCTTGATTTCGGTATTATCGGCCATTTATCTCGCAACGATCAAGAAATTTTATTCAAGGCGACGAAGTTTATCTATCAACGAAAGTTCAATAAGATTATTGACATCATCATGAGTTGTGAATTATCTGAAAGCGCCAACCCCGAACATGACGGACAACTGGTTGTTCCTTCCAAAGATAGTAAAAATTATGATACACTTCGAAATGAATTAAACGAAGTGCTTATTCGTTATACAACGCCTGAAATCAAGTTCTTCGGCGTATCCGAAATATATGAAATCAACTACATCTTGAACAATTACGGACTGATGTTTAAAAGGTCGCTGTATCGCCTCTTTATCACGCTCGCAATCATGGATTCGATTGGAACGCGCCTTGGAAGCAAATTGAGCTACATGCAGCATATGACGGATATTATTGTAGATATGTTCAATATCGATTTACAGGAAGCCGACGAATCAATGAATCAATAAATCCATGAATCAACTGAATCAATATTAAAACCGAGCGCATAATATTGACTATAACATGAAAATCGGAATTATTGGCAACGGGTTCGTCGGACGCGCGACCCGTATTTTCGTGAAGAATTATTTCTCCGAAAACGACGATGAAGAGAGATACGAAGTTCTACCTGATACGATCACCACACCAGCAAAGCCAAGCTCTATAATGATGTATAGTCAGTTTGAGAGCGCCACTCCAGACCATCCCACGAATCCTCCGCGCGAAAGACCACACTTTTTTAAACGTATATTTTTTAAACCAATTCAGCTCTACATATATGATATTCGACCAGAAGCGTGCTACCCACCGGGAATTACACTGGAAGACCTTGACCTTGAATGCGACCTCCTCTTTTTCTGTCTTCCGACACCTCTTGACCACGACGGGACGTGTTATACCAAGATTCTTGAAGATACAATAGCACGATGTTCAAACCCTTATAAAATTATCCGTAGCACGGTTCCTGTCGGATTTTCCGCCAAACACGGATGTTATTTCATGCCCGAATTTCTGACAGAGGCGCGATGGGAGAATGATTTTCGTAGCACAAAAGAATGGATTGTCGGGATTCCAACAACGGGTTCATCTACCACGGAAGGCACAGATACCCAACACGACGAATTCAAACGTCGAATCAGCAAGCTTATTAAACGCAGTAATAAAAATGGTTCGATTGATTCATCGTCGGTGATATTCTGCGATACGAATGAAGCAGAGATGGTGAAACTCATGAAAAATTGTTTTCTCTCTGCCAAGGTGAGCCTGATGAATGAATTCTATGATTTCTCTCGCGCAACGAATGTGGATTATAACACCGTCGTTGAACTCGTCAAAAAAGACGCGCGAATGGGAACAAGCCATTTTCAAGTTCCGGGTCCGGATGGCCGACGCGGGTTTGGTGGAACATGTTTTCCCAAAGATACACATAGCTTGTATTGTCAAATGACCAGACATGGCGTGACGCCTCATATATTTCCCGCAATTCTCTCACGTAATGATACAGACGACCGCCCAGAACGTGAGTGGTCCAAGGATGTATGGCGAACTACGATTCCACTTCCATCAGCAACATCGAAGGTGGTTGTTGTATTTAGTGTTGATAGAGAGAGCAAAGAATCGGAATCGACCACAGATAATTCAGTGGCAATGTATATTGCCGACGTGATAAAATCGAATCTCTCGAAGAATAATATTGTCATCGAGGTTGTTGTGGGGCAACCACGCCATCACCGCCATAATCTTCACAAAAATCATTTCATAAAGTATCAACCGAGAGCTGGAACCCCGATCTTTTTCCCGCGGGTAGATGAATGTTATTATGTGCCGCAAAGTAAGCAAAACCAACCAAATACATCGTATGACGTATTACGTGATGTTTCGAGTATCATCGATTTGTGGAATTGCCACGAAGAGATGATATTATATGTTGTAAAGTTGAGGAGAGAATATCATAGTCGCGAACTGGTTCTAGTTCGAGATAGAGACGATAACGAATGTGAAGAAAGTGGAACCGAAGGGTTCGACGACGATAATATTCATTTACCATACGCACTCGATTACGCCAAAATCATAGAAGAATATTATACGACAAAGTTGTCACATACGCAACGCAAATTAATTATTACGTTTTGATACCGTTTTTTTAGTATTTGAATTAGATTTATGCGTTATCTTTATGGTATGATACATAGGACGCACACGGTCATGCCGATGAAGTTTGCGCGTTGAATTTTTACTGTTGCCACGAAGAATCCCCCCACCCAACTTTACGGTCGTTTTTCGAATTCGAGAATCGAGTGTTGTCTTTTTTGGAAAATAGCTTGATAAAGAGGCATTCTTCGTGTCAGGAATTTGTGGGACTTGTGCTTTAATACCAGTAACCAAAGGAGTAAGTGTTACATCATTAAAAATATCAGTATTCATATTCTTTTTCGACATATCAGTATAAAAGTTGGGGTTAGCGTCGAGCCTAGTAAAATTCTTTGCCATAGATTCAGGTGTAATAAAACGATACAACGCCTTATGCATATTTTTTATTAGTTCCTCAATCGCTGCGTCTGTATATTTAGCGGGGTCGCGTATTCTCAATCGAAACGCCAATATTAATACCCAGTTCAACATACAGACGTAATTTTTTTCACAATGATGAATAAATGCAGGAGAAAAATTCCTTTTGTCGTCAAAACAAAAAAGTGAAAACAGGCCTTGGCCATTATTACGATACAATAACTCATTTGTGTTTTTATTCCAACCTAAAATCTCAAGTATGCGTTCGTCTGTTAGGTTATTAATAGATATCGAGTTCGACAATAGTAGTTGTTTTATAAGTTCCACCGCGGTTGTTTTATCGCACATTTTTACAAGTTGTTCATATTGTTCGATTGTTTTAGCATTGTCATGTACAATCTTAGGATCAAGACTGCGAATCAGGTTCTTGATAACTTCTGGGTTGTTGGCCGACTGCTCTGCGGGTGATAAATTATCATCATGTGGCTTTGCGTCGTTGAATTTGGTTGCCGGCACCAGTTCCACCTTATTATTACCATTCTCGCTTTCTTCACGGAGCTTTTCATAGAATTCGGATTCGGGTTTTAGACCGTACGTAGTAGCAGCAGCTTCATATAATTCCGTTCCGGGAAGTAATTCATACCTCAATCCACCAACTTGGTTGATTTTTGAACCACCGACTTGACCACCAGATTGGGGTTGAGGAACATCAACAAGAATTTTACCATTGTCCATTATTTTGATAACTGTTTGAGGAGCGAACACACCAGCCACCTGAGGTACAATACCAATATTTTCAGCACGATAGGCTGCACGCAACCCGGAATCTGAGGCAGATGGGCCAATTCCAGTTTCGGGTTGGTTCTTATTTTTTTGGTATGCGAGGAGGAAGTCTCTCGCCTCTTGTAATTGTTTTTGTAATTGTTCTTTTGATGATAATATTTGTGGTGGTGATTCTGCTTGTGCTTGTGCTGGTAGTGTAACTGGTGATGTCGATAATACAGATGATGCTGCTTGTGCTTGTGCTTGTGCTTGTGCTTGTTGTTGTTGCTGCTGCTGCTGTTGCTGTGGTGTTAGTAGTGGCGATATTACGGGTGCTGCTGTTGGCGGTCCGCTTATGTCAGGATGTTCTGGTTCTTCATCATCATCATCAACCTTAACATCAACAATATCACTAAGGGGAATGGTAGCCTGGGCTTGTGGTGGGAATTGTTGTTGGCCTGCTTGTTTTTGTAGTTTGGCTAAGCTGGCTAGCATTTCTTGGCGTTGTTGATCTGATATTGGTAATGCCGACGGCAGTCCTGCTGGTGATGACGGTGATACTGGTAGTGTTTGGGCTTGTGGTGATTGCGACGATGACAATGCTGCTGCTGGTGACAATGCTGCTGCTGGTGACAATGCTGCTGCTGGTGATACTGGTGGTGCTGGTGACAATGCTGCTGCTGGTGATACTGGTGGTGCTGCTGCGAATGTTGCCGCCGCCGCTGCCGCCGCCAGTTTTAGTTCTAGTTGTTGCTGTTGTTGTTGTTGTTCTCTTATTAATGGTCGCGATTGCGGTGCTTCTATTGGCGGCGATGGTGGTTCTTCATGTTCCTCCTCATCATCAGAATCACTGTATCGTGATGATGTTCCTGCTTCTAGTATCGCGGCTGCTGTTGTTGCTGCTGCTGCTGTGGATCCTAGTAGGGAGGCACTTACTTTGAATCCACCCGCATCAATATCAACACCTTCAAGAAGTGATTCCGCTGCTTCTTTCGCAGCTTGAAGTAACTCGTCATCACCTCCTTTCTTGCTCTTTGATTTTTGGGTTTTGGCGTCCTCTTTCGCTCTTCGTTTCGCGATTTCTTCAGCTTTCAATCTGTTTTTCTCGGCTTCTATTTTTGTCAATCTAGTGTTCAATGTAGTTAGCGCCGTGCCTCTATCAGCTTCTGTATAGTCATATTCAATTGGTGTTTTGGCGGGATCAACACTGACAAATTTCAAGTATTTACGAACATCATTTTCGGGAAGTGCCTTTTCAACATCACCCGTTGTCGTTGTTTGTAATGTTAATGATTTATATACCGCATCGATATGTCCGCGTTCTGCCGCACGTTTATAATATTCTGGTGCGCGTTTCTTTTCTTCCGTCGGTGTTTGGTTTTCTAACATGCGGGCATACAAGTATTCAGCCGACGCATACCCTTCATCCGCCGATTCTTTAATCATTTCCAGCACTTTGGCATCGTCCAATCCGAATTTTATCGTTGGGTTGTAGAATTTCGTTCGCGCCAATACGAACTTTGCTACTACATCAGATGTTTCTGCTGCGCCTCTGAATAGTTTTAGAACAAGAGCCTTGGACTTAGCATCAAGAGTACCACCTACATATATTCGTCGCCGTCCTCCGCTGATTAGTGGCCGGTTATCAATATCTTCGATTCTCTCGGTATATTCACCCGGTTTGATTATTTCGACTAGTAATCCCGCTATAATTTTTATTGATGGACTACTTGGTTTTTTTCCAAAACTAGCTAAAATAAGGTCTATTTCCTTGTATGTATCTGCTTCTACTTTTGGTGTTGGGGTTGCCTTCAACTCTTCTTTGCGTTTATTGATAAACAAACAAAATCCGCGAATCGCATCAAAATCTGGGTCATTTTTATACTTATTCGCGATTGATAATGCTTCATTAACGTTTGGTTGTGGCGATTTGGATATATCATAGCTGGCTCCGGGATTTACCTGAACGACAATTAATTTCATCGCTCTTTTAAGTGCTGCCACCGCAATCTGATTCTTCACGCCGGCTATTTTTATTGACGCATCAACCCCGGCTGCTTTCAATAAATCCGTCGTCATCGAAGCCAATTCTGATGCCTGTTCCTGAATCAATCCACGCACGTTACTACACTTTTCAGGGTCGGGTCTTATGGATTCCTTGAGTTTTTGAAACAGTTTTGACCCCACCGCATGGTTGTCGTTTATAGACGGTTCAATACCACCTACACTGAATGACGAATTTTGAAATCTGGATTCATTCGCGGAATCTTTACCCGGCGCCAACATTGTCGGTGATGGCTGTGTCGCAATAATAAACACGCATAACGGGTTGTCACTCGAGGGCAGAGTATTACTTTTGAAGCCAACATCATCTACTACTATTTTTATTTTAAAATCGTCCGGTGATACTTTTGCGGTTTTATCCAATATATAATCCAGACGAGTCGGCGTCTTCGTCGTCGGCGGGGTTCCAACATCCGCATCCCATTTGCTATTAAGTACTTTGAACGTGCTTTTTGCGATAATCTCTGGTTTTTCTAAACGGAAAAATGCCCATTTAGAAACACTCGTTAAAGTGCCAGTTCGCATATCCGGTGAATACCAAATATCGCGCGGTTTCGCAAATAACATATGAACCACCTGAACCGTATTGTGTTCTAATAATACGACAAGCGCTGCCTTCATTTTTTTACGGTTTTCGTCTAATGCCGACGCAACAGCGGTCGCAGGGTCAGTGAGTCCGAGTGCTTTATCCAACCCTTTCGTCATTTCGTTAGTAACATATTTGATTTTGGCCGAGTATTTCCCGGAACCGTCAATATTCTCTTTCCATTTTGCGGAATAACCCAACGTCGCATCGACATCTACAAACCCCTTTAACACATTATTGTCGTCTTTTATTAAATAACTAGACCGGTCGGGTATAATACGCACAACCGGAATACCGAGTAGTTTCGCGACTATTTCACATACATGATTGAGTTTGCTTTCCTTGTATTGGACATTCTCGCGTAATGCCCGTAATTCAACATTTTGCGGCCCGATTTGTTCTTTCAATTTCTCGACAAAAGTCGCATGAAAAGACGCGAAATAGTATTTTGAAACACGAAAAAGAAGCAAAAAAATCAAATCTATGCCGAATGAAAAAGAAGACACCTCATTTTTCTGTGGGAATGAATCTAGTTCGGGTGTCTCCAATTTTGATTCAGTGTAGAATTTATGAAAAAAGTTGGCGGCATCGGTTGTGATAGGATCGGGTCCTGGCGACGGGGATGACGACGGTCTCGTAATAAAATGACGATTATAAAACAATAACGACGACACGAAATATTTACCTTTCAATAATTTTATTTTTGCTTCGACTTGTTTAATAATATATTCCAATGACTCGTTAAATCTATATGCGTCTTTCTCGGGCGGTTCATCATATGCCTTTAGTTCTATATTTAAGTTTTTGATTTGTGTTGTCAATTGTCGTGCTTCATTCGATTTTCCGTTATCAGCATCATCCTCGTCGTCATCATTCGTTCTTTGTTGTTTATTACCTGTGTGTCGCGATTGTGGTTTAGCTTTAAAATTTTTTACCACGGAGGGGCTATTATAGGTTTTTCTATTGTTCAACAACAACACAAGTTCGTCGTGTTTTTTAATTATTTGTTGTGATTTATTCATTTCAGAACTATACGGATGTGACGATATACTACGCGTCTCTTCATACAATTTATCTATAAAAACGTCGTCAATCGGTTTAACGAATATATCTTTAGGATTGACTGGAAGCAAAGACCCAAACGCTGTATTATACAATTTTTCGACATATCTCTCAAATAACCCATTCGTCGGCGGCGGCGGCGGCGTAGCCCGTGGTTCATCATTATAATACCCTATCGTCTGAAATACATACTGAATGATTTTATAACTGGGGATATGTTTCAGTTGTCGATTGACATCAACAAACCCGTTAGACGTAAGCATATATTTCTCAAATATATCGACGGCTGTTTTCAACGCAGGATTCGTTTCGATGCTTTGTTTTAGTCGCATAAATTCGTCGGCGATGGATTGTAATGTTTCAAGTTGGGACAAATAAGGCACGGTATTGATAAAATTATTTGACTTGCGAGGAGGGGGTGTGTCTTTGAGCAACTTCAATTGAAGAAAAATGGCACGGAATTTATCAAACACGTCTAATAGAAGCGATCGACTATTCGCATCGAATGAATATGACGGGAAATACTTTTTTCGTTCAGTTACATAATTTAATGGGTCGTCCTTGTATTTTTGGATTTCAGCGTATAAAATATCGAATAAGTAAATGAAACTCTGGAAGTCAGTTGAATGTTGTCCAACCTTGGCAACAACCTTGGTTTCGTAATGAGTTTTGATTCCTTCATAATCAGTCGCAATACCCTGCACCATTTTCATTAATCCGTTGCCACTAGGCGTCGCATCAAATACTTCATCGAACTCCATCTTCAACGTCACCAGTTCGTCCTTTGGTAATTGTTGATTTTCGACGAAAAACCGAGTCGCATTTCGGTAAAAACACCAATCAATATAACTCCGATGCCACTTATCGATTTTAAACTGGATAAACTTTGCGGTCTTTTCATCTAAATCAAATACGCCCTTCGCCGTCGTGGTCGTGGTCGTGGTCGCCGTCGTCATCGTCGTCGGGTATGCTCCACCAACCATTACTGGTCTTGGCCTGCTACCCGCTGTTACTTTCCCCGGAAGCGTATGCCGATAAAACAGACTGTTGTTGTTATTTCCATATGCGGTAATTACCAAATTCATGAGTTCTTGTGTTTCGGGGTCATTGCGTCGCGCCATCTCTTTGAAATATTCATTGATTTCTTGAAAATTGATTTTATAGCCGGTGGGGATGAACATCGCGAGAGGATTCAAATTCATGGATCCCGCGCGATGATACACCATTTGTTCGTATAATGGAACAGTTAATTTTGGAAAATTGCCATCAACACGTGTGAATTTTGAGGCCGCCGATGCGGCCGATGCCGATGACTTTCCTTCAGTCTCATTCACTGATATTTCTTTTAACGGGTTGCGTTGCGAAAGTTGTTCGACGAAATTGTCTATACTTGTATCGATACCAGCGATAATATTCGTGAGTGTTATATACGGGGGTGTGGGTTCGGATGCTGCGGGTGATGATGCGGGTGATGGTGTGGGTAGTGGTGCGGATGGTGGTCCGGGTGATGTTGCGAGTGATGGTGCGGATAGTAGTGATGGTGGTGATGATAGTGCGGGTGATTTTGCGGGTGATTTTGCGGGTGATAATGCGGGTGGTGGTCCGGGTGATAATGCGGGTCTTGTATTTTTTTGTTTTACTTCTTCTTCGTCAAATCCTTGCTTAAAAGGATCATAGGTATTACAATCTGGAATAGGAAAAATCACTTTTTTAAATAAATCTTTGAATTTTATATCGTGAGTAAGCGGCGAATAAAGTGCCTTACAAAATAATTGTGCGACATATTTAATATATCGACCTTTTTTGTCCGCGTCTTTCGGAGCAAAAGCACCACACCCCCAAGCGCCCAATATTAACACATCGCAGTTTTGTTGAATGGCTGCTACCGCTATAATATTTTTAATGATTGTTATCATTTTGTCAGAAAACTGGATATTATCAAGATGGTGTGTATTATAAGGGTTTTTAACGTGACGATTCATATCTTCTCTATCCCATTCAATGGTCGCGGCCGATATGACATGACCCATATAGTTACTAACATTAAATGGTGGAATAGTAGTATCAAATGTGAATTCATCAGTAGTTGTAAATGGGATGGGTGTATCCTTTGAAGAATAATAAAAGTTACTAAACCATTTATCCTCACCCCAATCCTTATATCTAGGGTTATTATCATTCGTGTCAGATTGATTAAATAAAGACCTATATAATTCTGGGGCCATCATACAAAGAGTTTCTTCTTGAACGGTTGAACCGTGGAGAACACCTCCGCCAGGTTTATTCGCATTAGCAAAATTCAAGAGACTTACATTATTCTTAGTCGTGTTTTTTTCGGTATATAATGCGTGTGCTGATGTCATTTGGAGAAAATGAATATTATGATCATCTATCGGTTTATTTTTGGCTACAATGATGTCAATTTGCCCCTTGTTATACAAGGTGGTAATATCACCAACATTATGAGGTATTTGTTGTACGCTAGTAGGCGCGCTACTGAGTCCAGTTAATTTTTGCTGGAATAACCATTTGCGAAATCTCCGCCAACCCTGCTTGGTAGTGTTATCAAACTCATTGGATTCAAATTTCAAAAGCGAATGGTCATTATATGTCAGTAATCTAAATAGAATACTGTTTGGGACATCTCGTAATAGATTAACTCCAGTTTGTCCTCCTCTCGTACCTGTAGTCAATTTTATAACATCACCGATAATAGTTTGGTTGTCTGTCTTGGCATCTATACCTTGTAAAAAGTTACGCAACGCAAATATGGCAGGTCGTATAGCGCTCGATGCGATTTCTGACTTGGTGTTAATAAATATTCCTTTATCACTAGTATTAATCCAACTAGCACCACCATACTGATAGCTATTAAAATTAGGAGGGGTATTACCGCTTCTGCCAACAATAATAGAATAGCCGCCTATACCATATAAAAAATACCCAGAGTTCGAATAATCCGACCCAGATAATCCATAAAATGTAACATTGGTTAGACCGGTGAATTGTTTATGAATCGAAGAAAACGCATTACCCTCCTCCACGGGCCATACAAACATATTTTGAGAAAGATGTTTCTTGTCGGATGTTCCTTGATTCCCATCATTGACATTATCAATACTCGCTAACGCTTCACGACATATTTTAATTCGGTCAAAATTATTATTAGCGTCAAATATATTTTGCGCTATTGATTCGGGTTTGGTTCTGGCGGGTGGTTGTATTTGAATTTTCGCATATGTATTCATTCTCCCCCCACCACCAGGTGCTAGACTAGTATCGTGTTGACGTGTAATTTTATCCTCTAAATCACCGTATGGTGAAACTACATATATTACAAGCACGTCGTGAAAACCGTGTTTGGTCATTAATTCAGTTCGCGCAAGCGTATACATTTCCAAATGACCATTATGGATTGGGTTGAATGAACCGCCATTTACAAGGATTGCGATATTACGTGCTGGTGAGGCACGCATACTCCCCACACCCGCCGCCATCCCCACCGCATTTATTTCATTGATTCGCTTTTTGATTTGATAGATGACGCCATGTGGATTATTTAATGGTGGGGGTGGGGGTGGGACTAGCTGGGGGGGGGATGATGCTGCGAATGCTACTGTGACTGCTGTGACTGCTGCTGTGGATGATGGTGGTGGTGTCGTGGCTGCTGGTGATGTCGTGCTGGATGTCACATTATCAACCAGTGTTTGTGCTGATTGACTCCAATTTGTTAGAGCCCATTTTCGGAATACCGGCACTACATTAGTTATGTCATAATCAGTTGGTTGGCTTTTTATTGCCTTAGAAGCAATATTACCACCTATGGCAAAATAGTTATTTTCATCTGCGTTTTTATCCGTTAATTTTGGGCTATTATAAGCTGCCCAACCTATAATTATACTATCAGTTAGTTTTAAAAATAAATTAGCAAAATTGATACAATCTTTTACGCTACCAAGAGAATCTGTGTCTGGAACGAATGGCTGAGGGTATCCATCTTCGCCCGTTATAACTCCGGTTGAATTTGTGATATATCTCATCGTACTGAACGGAATAATTCTGAACACCTTATCATATTTGCTGTCGTTACTTAACTCGTCTTTTATTTTACCCATTATATATCCTTGATTGACACCGCCGAGCTCGGTAAAATTGTTCAATTTAATACTACCATTTATAACCTTATCGGGTAATACATTATCTTTGTGTTTGAACTCATATTCACGAAACATTTGATCCGTCTGACTTTGGTTTGCCGAATATGTAAAACCAATATGCTTATATCCTTGAACGATTAGGGCGTCAATTTTCTTTTTAATCGGGGCAAAAATTTGTTGGTATTCATTAGATAAATTACTCCAATTTCCAGCCCCTTCATGAACCTGGACAACACCGCCGGGTAATGTTAATTCCGCATTCTCGAATACAAGCAAATGTGGAGGAAACTGATTACGAATACTATTCCAATTATTTATTTGTTGTGTGATGGGACCATTGCATAAATATAGTCCGGGCGCAATACTGTGATGAATCGGATTAATTATATTTATTTCAGCAACATAATGACCAGAAATTGCTGTATCACCAATATGCCATATTAAACAAATTAGCCTATATTTTTTGCCATTAAAATTATATATGGTATATGGGTTGTCCGTATAAATCAAATTTGGCATATAGTTTATTTTTTGTGTAGTTCCATCTTCGTTTTGAACTGTTGGAGACAAAAATATATAATCATTTGGTTTATATGTTACAAACTCATCTGGAACTATACAGGACAATATGATATTAACCTCAGGAATTGTATGAAAGGTTAAAAATCGCACGAGACCATGAAGAGTGTCACTAAACTCTCTCATACTTACAGAAATTGATTTGGCGATTTCTTCATTTGTATTGTATCGTGGTTGTAATGCTTCATACCTTCGTGCTATCTCATTTTCTACATCCGGATTTAATGTAAATTCAGCACCACTTACCTGTGTACGTGAATTTTGGACTAAAAATCTACCGAAATCATGAACGTATTTGGCAATAACTGGTATAATATCGTTATTAACGTCATATTTCCAACAAGCATAAAATGATATGAAATGTTCAACTGCTGAATGAATATATCGTTTAAAATTGCTGTTTTGGTATATTCTCGATAAATCCAGTCTAGTATTTAATTTGGAATACTCGTCAATTATTTTCTTATCCAAAGTTATAGCCTGATTAAAAAACTTACGCTTAAAATTATCTGTAATATTATTCTTGTCATTTAATGGCACTGGTATATTATCTAATACATCTTGAATTGTTATTGATCTAGCAGAGAACTTACGTAAAATACTTTTTTGTAATTGTATGGACATTAAAAATGACCTATCATTTGGTTCTTCTTTTTGCGCATCAATAATAATATCAGTTAAATCACCACTTAAATGAATAGAATACTCTACATGCTTACTATTGAAATTAATACATGGAAATAGTAACGTTAATAATTCGTCACATGTCTCTTGTTGTTGTGAAGCCAACAAGCCAAACAATGCTATTTCAGGACTCGACTTGTTTGTGATCATTATTTGATCACGAAGTCCCGAAGAAGATTGTAACAAGCCGCCAATCTCAATAACACGCTGTGCGTTCGCGTTAATTGGATACTTTTCATTATCTATAATCTGTGATTTAAACAAATCATGAAAAACTTTACAATTTTCACTAGGTTGTAATGATTTTTTAATCCAATCTCTAAATTTTTGAGTATTCATTAACATTTGAAACGTGCTTTGAATCCAACATGAGGCCGCGTGTGAATTATACCCATATATTGGATTTTTATTAATCTGTGCGGCTCTTGTAGCATATTCATGTTGGGCTTCATGCGCTGATGCTTCTATACCTCTTCTAAGTTCATCATCATCATCATCAGAATAAGAACTCATATTCCCTACTATAGAATGACTATAAGTAACTATATACTCATTCTATTTTTCTTCTCGTCAAATTACGCTTTGCTACGCTATTTCCCGCCGTTGCCGCCGCCGCCCCCGCCACCCACCTTCGCAGGCTGTGACGACTCGAATGAATCATCCTTGAACATCCGGTGATACTTCACCAATTCTAAATGGTCGGTTTCCTCCTTCTCCTTCTTCGCCTTCTCGAGTGTATGAAGCGCGTTACTGATTTCTAAATCCGACACCTTCTTCTCTGGACCATGCTTCTCTTCCGTCATCGTATGTAAATCCCTAAATTTGGGCGGAATCACGCAATACTTGCTATCTACATTCATGAGGTGGTCAGCTACAATCGTAAAGCAAGCAGTAATAACAAGCGCATAATAAATACTGCGCGTGCCCATCCAACTCACCGCAAATACAAGCACCTCTTTGCTCATCAGGTATTTAATCCACGACTCCGTCGAAGAGTTCAAGTCGAGATTGATATATCGCGACCCGATATTCAGGATAATCATAACAAATCCGGCGAAAAATGTGCTCGTATTCAGGTTGTGGAAGAAGTTATGCATTGCGGTCAAGACTTTCGAGTTCATGATATTGTTGGCCGGTGATTGTAGTGTGAAGAAGTTTGTTTTTCCAGAAAAAAGGTCCGTAAATGATTTCAAGGTGATGTGTGGGATGAGCGGAGATGACGCGATGGATCCGGGAGCACCACCGGATTGTGGGTTCGGTGTGCCTGCCGCCGCCCCCGCCGCCGCCCCCGCGATTTGACCTGCCATCGGTTCCTTTCTCCGTGAAGTGCTGTTGCGACTACTACGTTTATTTTTTGACATTATGGTTACTATTAGAATAGATTATTTCTTACGAGTTGCGTCGTCCGCGAAACGCGTTTCTCAGTTTTCGCATACCTTGACGCGCACCCCTCTTAAATTTCTCGCGGATTTTGAACCCTTCCACATCTATCGCCGAAAGGTCTTCTTCAATACTGGTCGGCGCCATAATCGGTTCTTGGGATTTCCACTTACTAAATATCTCTTTAAATATCGTTTTGATATACTTGATTTTTCGTTGAAACTCGGTTGGCGGCTTGCCGTCGTCGTCATCGTCACTGTCACTGTCGCCGTCGTCGCGTTCGTCGTCGCTATTATACGTGTCGCGCAAGTCGTAACCACCGGCTTTTCCGCGATAGGTGTTCGGTCCTTCCTTTACATAAGGGCCATCCACTTTCTCAGAGACGTCTAGATACGCACTGCTTTGTTTATACGACGTTCCAGCACCAGCGGCACCAACCAATTCTTTTCGTTGCTGCTGGGCTTTCTCACTCGCATGACCACTGCCGCTTCTTTCTTTCTCCTTTTCAATACCATCCTGATACGTTCCAAATGCGGATGTAATGAGAACAATAGACGCCATCAGTAACAAAATTGCGATTGTTCGCAGTTCCATATCTTTGAATACTTGTAAGTAGTAATACTGTTTCCTATATTATTCCTATATAATATTTACGGCTATCTATTTATTCTTATCGAAATAGTATGTAATACCATATAAATACCGTTTCTCGTCATTTGTATTATATGTATCATCATCCATAGGTATCTTGAAAATACTTTTAGGGCCGATAATGGCATTATTACCTGTAGTTGCGAAGGTAGATAGTGACTCAGGTGGCGGACTCAATTTATTATAAATGAGAATGTCGGGGTTGGCTTCAAACATGATAATATCATTCGTTCGTTGAATGGTCGCCAGATACGCCAGTATCATCCGCAGCTCTTGAATGATGCGCTCATCCACGCGGATAGTATATAATAAGGATGAGTCATTCTTTGTTTGTGTTCGCATCATCGAGAGAATTTCATCGATTCGTTTGCGATACCCATACACTTTACTATAAATGTTCAAATACTTCTCTTTCAGGGCGTCTTTATTTTTATACCGTTCATCCGTATTCATTCTAGAAATTAAATCACGGTATGATTGGTCACCGGAATTATCACCATTTTGACCCTTATTCAAAGGTTGAATGTTTCTCATTTTTTGGGCGTTTGTATCTCCATTGATGAGGGAAACATATGTAACCCTAACGTTCAGACTCGCGTCGTTTATCTCGTAACTAGCATTTTCGGCATCAAGGTTCGATAACGATATTCGATTACTTTTATCAGCGGTAATATCCGACATCGTATCGAATAACACGTCGGTATTGAAGCGTTGTAGGCATCGGTTTATATGGATGATATGATTATTGATGTCAGAATACATCCTTTTCTTTGTTTCTCGAAAATCTTCCATCCCCTGCTGGCTTCGATATACCGGGTCATATACGCAATCCATAAAATATTTCAATCGGTTTTGATTGGTAGCGGGGTCGGTTTTTTTATTATCCGTAACATTACCAGCGAAATCATATATTCCGTTTAATTTGACAGTTCGCGAATCGCCTATAATTTCATTACTGCCAAACATACTTATACTACCAGCCCCGCTTCCAATCGAGCACTGCTTGCTTTTGAAATACTTTTCTGTAAAATCATTGCTGTCTTCCTCTATAAATTTATTGGATCGTCGATGGTCTTTGCCCGAGTCATCACCTTTGACGATTTTCGGAAGCCACCCGAGCGAAAACCCCTCCTTGATAGGAACGCCTGATGTAATATCAACACCTGCCGCGCGCGGTATCGCACCTTGAGCCCACGACCATAAGTGGTTATTCTGTAATTCAATTAAACCAATTCCTCCATCCTTCTGCTGTATCATGCGAAACCCCTCCGCTGCGATTATCACGATACACAATAACGTAAATAATACAAATTCCCGATATACAAATAAACTGACTAACCCGATGAACAGTAATATCCGAAGAATCGCGAATGAAGCATCTGTAGTAAGAACGTTGTGATAAATCCACGATAAAATATATTGAAAATAATATTGAAGTTCCATCGAATACGACTACTATTATTAGACTAGATATAATTCGTTACATTATGTATTGTTTGTAGGATATCAATCACATAATATTTACTTCGACTTAAGCATCTTATTGATGTCGCCAACTAAGTCCTTTTGGGGTTCAGCACCTTCCTTAGTATCAGCAGCACCTGATTCACAGTCGTCGCCTTCGCACTTCTTTTGTCCTTCAGCACCTTCGGTGACGTCATCTTCATCGTCAGGAACAGCCATACCTTCGAAACCATGGTAGCCGCTCATCGAAGCAACCATCGCAACAAACACGACGGCCAACAATCCAGCAGCAGTATGTTTCAATGAAAGAAACACGACCGCAGCAACAAAGATAAGTTTGCCCAAGACGTTATTATACAAAAACCCGAGAAGGTTGGGTTTAAGAACCATGATAACGATCACCACCAACAAAACACCTAAAGTGAGTTCCTTGCTCAATTTCACCATTTTCGTCTTATATACATAACAAATATATTTTTCGTATATAACTGAAGCAATCTTTCGCTGAATTAATATCTCATTTTTTTATAGGAGAACATGACATCTTTAGGTTTTTCGGAATATGCCGAAAGTAGTAATAATAATGAACCCAAAAACAATATTCGCCGAAATGGCGTCGGTGGCGGCGGCGGCCTTAAGAATCGAACCCTAAAGATTCCAAGAAATCAAGAAATCGGACCGACGACGCCGACGAGTACAACAACGATGGCCGGAAAGAAAATAAAGCAAATCAAGGATTATATCGAGAATATTCATCGTAAAGGGGGTGAAGATAGTGAAGAAGACCCCGATGATTCATCATCGTCTCTTCTTCCGTCGTATCCTGCGCAAGGAATGGGTGTTTATGCGACAAACGTATCTCATTCTGGAATTATTCGTGGTGCGGAAACAGTATCTAGCAAAACACCGCAAGTCATTCGAAAAACAACTCAAATGAATTCCCTAAACCCCGGTTCATCCTATTCATCCACATTATTGGAAGGAATGGACTCTGCGGCACCAACTACGGCCAGCGCGAGTCCTTATTTTGAGAAATTAACAGGAATTTCCGGTGCGCCGAAGAAGGATGTTGTAGCAGATAAGACGGCTCCATTTAGCACAAACGCATACGCATCACGATACTACGAACAGTTTGTGCCTTATGCTGAAACACTTGCGAATCAGTTGGCGAGCGGCAGCGGCGGTGGTGGTGGCGGGGGCAGCGGTGGTATGTCTGGAACGAACGCCGCATTGATCGAAAAGTTGAATTATATTATTCACATGCTCGAGGAAAAGAAGGACGAGAAAACTGGTCACGTCATCGAGGAACTTGTATTATACTGCTTTTTAGGAATATTTATCATCTTTGTCGTTGATACTTTTACACATGCGGCCGCAGGAGGGAGTAGGGCTGGTGGTGGTATGTTTGGTGGTGGTATGAACAGACGTTCGCAAACCCTGTATTATCGAAGATAATGCGCACCGGCTCGCTATCACCGGCTCGCTACGCCGGCTCGCTACGCCGGCTCGCTATGCTCGCTATATCAACAAAATATCCTTACATACCGTCTCTTCATGTATAATGGCATTATATAGAATGTAATACCATTTTTCCTGCGACAACAGTTGGTATGCGCTCGTGGTCGCAGTAGATGCCGACTTCGTGATATCGTCAATCAATCGATAATTATGCGCCATTGTATCTATCATAACCAAGCACGGGTTTGTCTTCGCATAATGTGTTGATGCGCCCGTCGAAGCGGCTGCGGCTGCGGCTGCGGCTGTGATGGCCGCAGAATAAAATCCATTCACGAATTCGCTTTTGTCACATAATGACCTATGTTGAATAGATGATATCAATAATAAAATAGAATCATCGCTATTTCGTTGTCTGGACGCACTCCCCGCCGCCGCCGCCGCCGTTTCTCTCGAAACCCTTTTTCCAAAAGCGTCATATTGTGGTGTGCGCACCGGAGGTATATATTTTACGAGAGCGGTAGATGTCTTCGAAATATGCTCGTGAAGATCCGATATACGATTAGCCTTCGTCGAATTCTTTCCCGTTTTTCGTCTCATCGACATCGACGACGAGTGATTGGCCGCAGTGGCCACCGTCATCCCCGAAGGCGCAAATATATAAGCCGCAATGACGCGCACTTGGTTGAATAACAATAAATAAATACGGTATATTCCATGTGTTACGAGAGATTGGAGTTGGGTGAATTCATTAAATATACAACAACGGAAATCTCTCGAACATTCATTTACAAAGGAATAAAATAGCGCCATATTCGCCGATGAAACGCGCACGACCGACATTCCATTTCCGAGACGCGGCATCGCCGCGGCATTCGCCGGCATACGAAACGTATAGGTATAAACTGTCGTAAAGGGAATAACGAACCATGGGATTTCGCAATAACGATATAATGTTTGTTCGCCCGCAATCTCTCGTGACTTCTGAATATATTCGGTTGTTTCAAGAAGTTCGAGAGATTCGAGCTCACTCGTCGTGTATCTTTCCCATGCCAGATATTCACACATGTAAATACTGACAGAATGAACCTGCGATGTCGGGCTACCGCCATCAAAGGACATCATAATACGCGGTGTTACAACAGCAACACCCTTAATGGCAGCGGCGGCGGCGTCATGAGAACGGTGAAGTATTCCGATGAATGGCGAGAGACCAAACGTAGGTTGCGAGAGAATAATACGAAGAGTATCTGAAGATATACATCCCCACTCCATATACACATTCTCTCGTATTCTACCAAGAGCCGTAATTTCCGTTTCAGGACGAGATAGTAATGCGGCGATTCTCTCGAAATCATGAATCGAAGCGGCGGCGGCGGCGGCGGCGGCGGATTCTGTGTCATCAGAAGCATCTACTACCTTTACATTCTCATGATTCACATGATTCAAGAAAGGATAGACGACCGCGGTATAACATCGGTTGCCGAGAGACAGTGGATTCATTATACTCGACGCTTGTCGCCGCCGCTGCCGCCCCCCGCGATCACCGCCACAGAACCGCCCCAATGTAAATCGAAATGTCAATGGTTGGTTATACCAATATAAGTATTTGAATTTCAGCACAGCGACACACGTGATGAATATCACACATACGACGACGATAATATAATGAAAAAAGAAGGGTGGGGTCCGTGCTTCCACCGCTGCTATAATGTCATTCATTATATTACAATTATATAATTTGCCTACATTGCCTACGCCACTTTTTTCAGTATAAACAAATACTGATATTCGTTCAATACATGAACCAAATCAACCTGCCCCGTTATGGTGAAACCGACCTCTTTTGCGATGTCCAACATTTCTCGGTTCGTCGGCATGTAATACGTGTGAATATTCTCTCGGACTTTCCCGGTTTTATCGTCGATCAACTTCTCGACGAATTTTCCGACATTCTTATCGCCCGTCTTCTTCTTTGCCGACGACGACGGCGGCGCGGTAAAGTCCGACTTATATTGAAAACTGCGAAACTTGACGAGAGAATTGGTGATGCGCTCTTTCGCGTATTTTTGAGGTGTAACGACGAATAGCGGCTTACCGCCTGGAACAATCGGGTCAAAATGATTTCGATCGACCAGATGAAGAATGAGATAGCCTTCAGGTTTCAGCCATTGATAGCAATTCTGGAGAAACAAGCGTTTATCTTTGACATAATACACCGTAAAGTAAAAGCATGTCAATACGTTGAACTCTTCTTCACTAAATAGCATTGGTTTCATAAAGTCGCCCCTGATAAACTTACATTTTGGGTATAAATCTCTCGCATTTTGAAGCATGGCTTCCGATTTGTCGCAACCGACCACATTTAGCACGCCCTTCTTGACAAGTTCATGAACATGATGCCCGCGACCACACCCCAAATCGCCGACCTTGAAATTCGTCTTGTCGCTTTCTGAACCATTCAAAGCGCCGGTAATCTGAATAACTTCATCCGCCTCGGCCTCTATTTTATTCGGCTGGATGAAGAGCTCGTCGTAAATATCCGCATAAAAACTGTCGTATATCGCGTCATTTTCATATACCTTGTATTTATCACGTTGTTCGAAACCCTCCACATGTAAAGATAAGTCACGCTTAATAAAACAGACGATCATTAATAATATGAACAAGAATGTAAGAAGTTCCCATCGTGTTATAGATTGAATATAAGCAGAAAACGATTTATATAATGCCGCCATTTACTAGTATTTCATTATAAAAAATTATTATCGTTATTCTCGCGCGAAAAAAAACGGATGAATTAGTATCGAATGACGGACCCGAATGAGATAAATGATATTCGCGGCGAAAGCGACTTCCGCGGTATAACCTTTTCCGCATACAAAAAAACGGATGTGCGAAAGGAATTAATGAATAGTTTGTCCAGCTCTAAAATCGAACCAGCGTGTTATTGGAGTGCGGAACTCGTATGCTCTGGACATTATCTTGAACTCTGGGATATAATTATCACATTTGCGAGCAAGTATATTCATTTAGCCAATCCTAAACTACCACTTTATATCGAGATGCGTTATGAGAGCTTCAAGTCGATTATTTCGAATGGCTATACTGGGAATGAACTCAGATTACGAAATCATCCAAAGATGCGGTCATTATTCGCGGAAATCGTTTGTGTTCTTGCCAACTCGAAGCGCCAACACAAATACGAGAGTGTGAAAATAAAGAAAAAGGAAGAATACGATATCGCGACGATGTCACAGCGCCTGAAAGCCCCGCGGGTGGATTACGCACAGGAGTTTTTTAGAGAAAGAGACCCAAAAGAGATTTTCATCGCGATGAACGAATTTGCGTATCATATCTCTCGCGACTCCAAAAATACACTCCTCGCGTGTTACTGGGTCGAGTGGATTGTCGAGTTCGAGACGATTTGTAAGGCGAAGAAGGAGACGTGTCGATGCGAACGTAGGTCACACATTCCAGTCGATGATAAACTCCAATTCGACCCCATATGGATGATATGGGATATGATTATTGCGCGAAGTAATGACGCGGAAGAGCATTCGCCTCTCACTCAAAAAATCGTGAATAGTCTCCTACGCTTATATTGTATTCGTTTCACACCCGGTGTGCGTAAGAAGCGGCGTTATCTTGTCTATTTTGCGATTTCACTCCTTACATCCGAATACGATAGTAAAATCGAAATGATCAATGACCGGCTTATTATTGAAACAGCGGTGGGAAATATTAATGCGATTTACAAGCAAATCAAACAGCATGAGATTAGTCCTGATACGGATTATCTGTTTTCGTCCGCAGGATACGCAGCCGACAAGAATGGCGATTTAGAACGCACGATTAAACGACTGGAAGCACTGAACTCTATGAATACAATTGTCCGGAAAAAAGAAGACGAACCAGCGGGGGCGACGACCACACAAGCGCCAGCGATAGCGCCCAAGAAGTATAGTCCATACGAATAATCTCTATATATACTGTATATACTGTATATAGACAGATGTCACTTCCTTCTTTTAAATTCACGAATCTTGGCGCACCAACAAATAATGAAAGTGCGAATAGCGGGTTATCCTCAATCTCCAAGATGGCGAAGTCGGGTATAATGTTCGATAAAAAATCGAATATATTGTCAAGTATAAAGGAAAAGGCGCAAGACACGTTTAAGGACGTAGAAATGCCGTCTCTCGACATATCCGACAGCAGCGGCGATGCCGACCCCGACGGGGGCAGCGGCAGTTTTTTCTCTATCGGAACCTTAATCAAGTTGATTCTCATCGGTATAATTGTATGGTTTATGTGGAGTAGTTTATCAACGAATAGTGATTTTCATTTAGGAATGGGGGAATTCGGTGATAAAGTAACATCGTTTTTCAAATCGATGGAGGATAAGGGGCGCTGGCTTGTTGGACGTATGACGAATACCCCCATCACTGCTGGCCAACGCCCCGATAGCGATAGCGACAGCGACAGCGACGACAACGACGCGGACGACAGCGACAGCGACGACAACGACGCGAACCAGCATCCCATTGTGCCACATCGTGCGCCAGTCCCACCAGCGATGACCAACAGCAGCGATAAAAAGCCCGGGTTTGTTGGCGATGACAACAAATATACATTCTTGGATAAAGCCGATCGAAGCTATACCGGCGCAGCACCACGAGCCGACGATAGCACGAGTGTGACCCAAAAGCACCAAACTGGTAAAGGCGGATATTGCTACATCGGCGAAGACCGCGGGTTCCGAAGTTGCGTAAAGGTAGAAGCCAGTGATAAATGTATGTCTGGTGAAGTATTTTCACGCCATGATATCTGCGTGAATCCTACGCTGAGAGAATAATAATCATTACAATGATAGAAATTTGATTTCGGGAGTATAAGAAAACAATTCACTAGTTTGTTGTTCTCCATTCGCAAATACCAGTGTTATCGTAATAAAATATTCTGTTCCAACAATAATAATTTCCCTTCCAGACGAAACCGACGGTATTCGTATTTTGTGTTGGCCTGTTCCTGATATTGGTTGTCTATCAATATTAAGACTCGGTCTCGGTTCATACGTTGAATTAAACCCATTTACGCGAATATATGAAATCTCGTTGGAACTAGCGTAAGTAGTATTGATTGTAAATGTCATTTCAGCATATTCTAATCCAGCTGAAGTATAATAACCATCGATCGCAAATATAATTGCTTTTGCGGAACTTGGATTCACTGTAACAAACGCGCGAGCACTTTCAATACTATTCAGAAATCCGCTGTAAGCTTGGATTACAACCGAGTATGAACCATCTACTAATGGACGATTATTAATAATGGCAATATTCGCACTGTATGACGTGCTAGTGTCGTTTGATGATAAGTCGAATGGGTATGTAATCACCGAACCCATACTTTCTGGGGGTGTAATCGTAATATTATAGTATTTAATAGCGCTACCACCAGAATCGGGTCGTTTCCATGTGATATTAATATAGTTGCGACTTGAATCCTCAATCAACGGCGGAAGTAATCCGAATTTCGATGTCATCACTACATCTGTCGGAATACCAGGTCTCATCAGAGTTCTGGCAGTTATAATCGTCGATTCTGGACCTACACCCACACTATTGATGGGCTCTATTTTAATTTCATATTTATTTTGGTTATCTAAGTTACGTAATACATAACGGCGGATTTGGCCTTCCATGACGATAATATTCGCAAGACCGATCGATAATTTCGTCCATGTTGTATCTGGCACCTTTCGATAATACAAGTTATACATTGTAATTGCGGGTCCATTATACGACGAACCGCTACCGCTGCTTCCTCCTATATTTACAGGGTCGGTCCATTTTAAATCCACCATCAAGTTCTCGCGTTCATCTGGAGCGTTTGTGAATCCGAAATCTTTAATAATCGACGGAACGGATGATGTTTTGAGGGTGATTGTTGCGGGAACGCTTGATAGTCCGCGAACATTCCCCGAAAACACTGATAAATAATAAACCGTATTATCGCGAATTTCGATCGAACCGGGTTTTCTCTGAAACACGACAGAATTCCCGTTGATTTCACCAGAAACCGGATTATAGGATGCGACAGACCCCGCCGCAGGTTTATACGGAAAAACGCTTTCATACGGCGCCCATGTTTTATTATCAACTGAATACGTGATGACGTAGCCCGTTATTGGAAACCCGCCATTTGAATCGGGGGCATCCCAATTTAGTGTAACTCGTTTATTTATATTGTCATAATCACCGATTCGCAAATTTGTAGGTTCAGTCAATACGGTTGTAGGTATATTGGACGTGAGTTGAAGACCAGCTTCGTATGTATAGGTGCGTTTGTAATTGTATAAATTCACAGAAGGGTCATAACATAATAACCGCTCTTTTCCAGGCACGCCACACGCAGATGTAAGACCGCATAAAATCCGACTATTCGTGGCTGTCGGCGGACAAATCAACGCGAATGGACTAGTCGTATCTGTTACATATTTTGTCGAATTACCGATATTTCGCATTAATTCGCCTCGAGTCGCTTTCGCATATTTCTGTTTTTTCGTTAAACCACCGACATTGTTATTATACTTTAGAATCTCGGCCTTGCGCCGCATATCATAAACCTCATCCACTTGTGACACGCTTAATTTCGCCCCACTAACAACATCGAATAAATCGGATGAACGACATTCTGGTTTGAAACGCGTCCAAAATTGGCGATTATATGGATTTGTATAAAATAGATTGGTATTACAATTGATCACGGCGGGTGTGATTTCGAATATATTCACGTCGAATGTTGCGACTTTTTGATTGAAGTTCGTGGTCGCGGATTGAATCACGGTTATAGTTGCGGTTCCCGAGCCGTACATATATGCGGTATAAACTGTCGCCGCACCGACGCCACTTACTCGGATTGACAATAAATTTTCATTGGATGAACTAAATGAAAAACCTGCGCTGATGTCTGTATTCGTCGAAGATGGCGGTGTGAGAATAAACGACCCTTGGGATGTCATCTTATTCATGTCGGGTAGCTTATAAATCGTATTTACATTTCCTGTATTTTTTTCGGGTATTTGATCGCCGAATGTTGGTGTTGATTTCTCTATAATAATATGAATCGTTGTAGTATAATCCGCCATATCACCAACACGCTGTGCCGACCGCTGATACATAGGTGTCTCTTCTTGGAGAAATTTGATGGGTAGATCGTAGTGAAGTCCAGTCGGTAAAATCGTGCTCTTTTTGAACGTGATTCGATTACCAGTTATTTGAATGTAATCATTATTCTTCGTGAAATCGCGCGGAAGAGTAACTGACAAATAATATTCAATTTGAGAGTAATCAGGATCACCATTCTGTATATTCTTACGCGTTGTATTAGCAAAGTCGGTGAAATTAAGATCGATAAACCCGTTTAGGTATTCGCGAACAATATTGCCGCTGCTGTCTGGAATAGAATTCGTTTGGAATGCCAAGGTGGTTGGTTCTGGATTAGATCTAGGGTTGATACTTCCAATTCCTGTAACGGGATTGAGACTAATATCCGTGCGGGTTTTCGTAATCGTAACTGGAAGAAATATCTTTTTCTCAAGATACGCCGCTGTCGCTGCCTGTTTTATCTCCATTCGAAGTATCGTCGATGTTACATCATAACGAAATCCGCCACTAACATCATATATACCATTGATGACAAGGACGGTGCGATACGGAAGACGAATATCCGCCGCACCCGGGTTTTTATATATTCCACTGGGGTTGGCTTCATTTCCATTACTCCCCGACGGCTGTGGAATTACATAATAATCTCGGTCTAATGATACAACTGATACCGTGTAACTATTGGTCGGGAAGGAAAATGTAATCGGGGTATTGATATTATTGGAAGCCAAGTTGATAAGCGGAATAACCCCGATAAGAGTAGAACGACGACTAACAATTTCTCTCGGAACATCTGTATCACGATAACCTGCGCCAGGCTCGGTGCTTGGAAGTGTAAATGTCCCAGGTAAAAGTGTAAATGTAGTGTTATAACTTAACGTGTATATGTTATATCGATGATTTTCGGACCCACTAAAATAAACCAGACCAGTTGGACTATCTTGTTGTAATGATGGCGTCCATGTAGGTGCGTCAGGCATTATATTTTGTTACACCAGTATTGCTGATATGTCCGTGTAAAAAAATATTACCGCATGTACCAATTGTTCGAAAGGTAAGAGCCAGCGTTCTTTGTAGAGGATGCGTCGCCGGTAGATGTAACCATCTTCATGTTGGGGCCTTCATCCACGATGCTCTTGATTTTATTCGAACCAATCGAGTAATTGAAATACTGTATCGTAGATATATAACCGCTAAACCGATTCACTGCCTTATCTTCGCCAATATTCACCTTTCCATAATTTTGAAGAGGAATACCCGCCGTTTTACGTCGCTGAACTAGACGACCATTCACAAACATATCAATTACATTATTCGTGACACGAATCACCGCATTCACCCAGTTCTTCAATGGAATATCCGTTGCGATGAGACGTTCGTGTAAATTTAGTTGTGGTTCAGTCGGATTATCACTTTTACCAGCAACATCCACTACCGCAAGTAAAGATACATTAACACCTTTGTCGGTTCGGTCAGGATTTGTGTCATTGACTGAATCCGTAAAACGGATGTACATTCCGGGTGCGTTATTCGGATAATATATACCGTCTGTGCTCGACTTTGTTCCTTCACCTCCTTTGCTAAAGATTCTCGAATACCGATCCTTTTTCAGCGGAACTTGGTTGATAAAAAACCACGCCGACCAAGTATATTCTAGACCGCCGTCTTCATTTGTTGATCGAGAGATAAATACGGAATCTGGTTTTGATGGATCTTGAGATATATTCATCGCCATATCTTCCGTATTCGCGGTTCCGTCTAAAACAAACGGCGACGTGCTTGGAAGCATAAGATAGGATAATCCGATAATCGTCAATTTGACCGACACCGAAAACACGATGAATACCATCAAAATAAATGCGAATTTCGCGACAAGACTGTTTGATTCCATAAATTCGCCTACACTAAAACTACCGCCGCTCGATGAAGAAAGACCAGCGTCACTCGGCTTTGAAAAACTAGACGAGATTCCTTTCAAAAATCCACCACCATTATCGCCGCCGCTGTCACTCATATTTTAATATTATTATTGGAATGTTACTAATATAAATCAATAAAAAAAACAATACATTCATGAGTGTATTGTTTTTATTGGAGTTTGCGCGAAATCTGATAATATTTACGTGCTGACGGAAGCTTGCTCCTGATTATCTACGATGAAGCTCAACTTCACCTTGTACTTGTTAAGAAGATCGCTCCAAGGGCTTCCGCCAAAACCTTGCGAATAAATATCCCATGCTTCCTGAGGCGCGATAGGGGCGGCCTTCAGTTTAACATTCGTAATGAAACCGACATCATCATTGGATGAATTCATATCATTTCCTAAAACAATACTTTGGGTTTCAGCAAGTTTAGAACCAGTGCTTACAACACATGATTTCACCAGTTTGCCATCGACATACACGTCCATCGCAGAACCGTTGAAACTGATGATGAGATTGACCCATTTTTGAAGAGGAAATTCCGCGATTTCGCAATTCATAGTTGAGTCATCTACACCCTTGGGAAAAATCTGGATTGTATTCGTGCCGTTCTTGAATAAGACGCGCAAGATGGGCGCGCCCGCTGCTACGTCGGAAAAAAACTGGACGACATTTGTGCCATTCACCCACTTCTTGATGTAGAACCAGATTGAAATAGCACTATTTGCTTTGAATGAACTTGGTAGATTTGAACCCGTTAAAGTAGTTTTATTTCCCCATTTCTGCATCGCTCCTAAAGTGGAATATGTCGTCGTTAATGCCTTAAAAATGACATATAACAACAGAAGAATCACAATAACTGCTAGAACTAATTTTGAATTCATATCTTCGTATAAATATTATAGATATTATATTACCATTATTCTGAAAATATGCGACTATTTTGAATACACTGTGGTAGATCCAGCCACCTTCACCTCATCCTCGATTGTTTTCATTCCAATTATCGGCGGATTCTGCGATTTCAGCATATTATACGTCCATCGCATTTGGTCCTTCGTCAATGGTGTATTATGAAATGCGAAATTACAAATCGAACCATTCAGCCCTTTAAATGTATTGGTAGGAGTTTTAATATCGACCGTTCCATCACCCACCGTAATCGGCTTCAATTGAATATCTGGCATGATGAAGTCACTACGAGAAATAAGTTTCGTGTTTAAGAAAAGGTCCATCGTTTTACCGTTATAATTCACAACAAAATAATTCCATCTTTGAAGAGGAATTGGTGCGTCGAGTTCGTCGTCATTGTCTAATAACATCTTAATACGCTGTTGTTTCTCTTTCGATTTTCCTGAAATGATATTGTTATAGTTGGTCTTAGAACTGTAAATTGGTTCGGGATTGGATTTGGGTCGGCCAGTTGATATATCAATTATATTACAAAACAGTTTCAGTTCCGTCGTAGATGGATTATAGGTTAATTTTGGCACATCACCGAAATTAAATATCTCTAAATCATTGTTCGTAGAAGTGACGTTATTGTTCAAAATGAACCATCCTGAAATCGAGTAGTTGTATCGCTTCTTTTCTTCCGCAGGACAATTTGCTGCTTTATCGTCATCCGTGCGGTCAATACCTGTATTGTGGAAAATAAATATTTTCGGGCTTTGTGTAGTCAAATTCGTGTCATACTTATTCTTAAGAGTAACTGGAGCGGCGACAATTTGTGAAGCTGATGCGCCGATATAGTTCAAGAGATAAGGGCCGCCGAATAAAATCGCAATAAGCAGTAACTCGATTGCGACGATAATCCAGATCGGGCGGGTAGTATCACCAGCTGCCGACTGGGACGACTGAAGAAAATCAAGGAAGAGACACGGGATGTAAATAATACCCAACCAGAGCAAATGAAGCAGCTTTATTCCGATTGCGGATTTTGTGAGATGAAAGATAAACATGGCGAGGATCAGGACAACCATGACACCGTGCTGTTTATAATACGCAAGCGCGCATAATATAATGAAGAATACGGTGTTGATAATGAAGCGGATATTTGCGAAGAGGTCGGCGACAGATGGGGGTTCTCCGCTACCATCCGTTTTTTTGGGGGTCATCGTATCGATAAACTCTAACCCGTAATGAAAGAATAAAATCGCAAGGCCGAGAATCGTCATTCCGGTCACTGACATACGGTCCTTGTCGTCCTTGTCGCGATCATAAATCCAAACAATCACCATCAATATCACATACACAATATGCGTAGCACCGAATGCCAGCTGTCGAAGAGGTTGCGTGGCGTCTTCTGTTTTCATGTCATTGAACAAGTAATTCTCCGGTGTCTTTGCGTTGGTCTTCGTGAATTTATCTCGAATATATGCGACGAGACCCGCTACCGCGACAATCGCCATAATCACATAAATTGTATGCGCGGTAGGCGAATTCAGTTGTGCCACGAAACCGCCCGACGCAGTTCCATCGGCGCCGCCACTGCGACCTTTATTTGTGAATTCTGCGTCGATCTTATAGACGTAGTAAATCACAGCGAGAATCAGAATGACGAATGATATCGTGAGTAAAATCACTTTGATGAGCTTTCCGATTGCACTTACTTTGGTTTCGTTGATGCCGGTAGGCGGTTCGGCGGATTTGGCAGGAGCAGTAGCAGCACTAGCAGCACTAGCAGCACTAGCAGCACTAGCAGCACTAGCAGCACTAGCAGTAGCAGCAGAGGGAACCGATGTCACACTCGCTGGCGTTGGTCTATCATCTTCCGTCGTCGGAAACATGCGAAGGTCGGTTTTTTCAGCATCCCACTTCCAGAATTTTAGTGTATCAAGAGCCTGATTGCGTTTATTAATAAATTCTGGGAGTCCCGTCAAAGAAGCAATACCATAAACACCTGCGCGGAACACTATCGCAAAAAGTAAAGGAACCAAATAAACCGTTGTTAAAATTTGACGTAGGATTCGTTTAAACGGATTTTCTTTTGCGAAATCGTCATGTAAGCGTGCGCTTCCAAGAAAATTAAACCATGTCGGCATAGAACAAAACGCAAGAAGAACGACAAATGCGATTGCCCACCCCCAATTATCGGGAACGATGGGTAATGACGTTCCAGTTCTTTTTTCTTCATCCGGTTTTTTTACCCTCAAGTAATCCCACCACCACGACAATCCAACACCGAATACGAGTAAAAATCCAAAAATGACTTTTCTCCAATTTCCCCAATCAGGGTTCTTCACCTCATTAAACTGCCATACCTGAACCGACTCTGCGAATTTCAGAATCGATTCAAGACCGCCGACATTCATTTCCTTGACAATCGGGACCAATAAAATCGCACATAATGAAAGACCTGCTATAATCACGATGAAAAATGTGTCGATCAGTTCTTTCACGCGCGGAAACATATCACCCGAGAAATTATTTCCTATCCACTTCGTTGTAGCGGGCGAGGTATTTACATTCGTAAAAAGGATAGACACCCATAATATGAGTAATATCACCGATAAAAAGGGTGTAAATGAAAACCATTTGGCAAAACGGATAGTAAGGCTTATATCGTCATTGTCGGGGTTGGTTAATAATTTGTCCCAGTCATCAGAAAGCATCTTGTCATCTTTCATTTTTTCTTTAATGTTGGCGTCGGTGCCCTTAATACCACCATCATCATCAGAAAACAATTTCGCACGACAGTACCGAGAATACATAATAAACACCACAATAATTAATGAAATAAATGAAAATGACCACATAATCGCAGTTGTAGGTCCTTGTGATTCCTTTTTTAACTTCTCCAAACGGTTCGTTACAGCTTCTTCAATATCCGCTTCTTTCGCATTTGAATTTTTTTGTTTTAATTCTTTCACGGCTTCATCTCTTAATTGTTTATAATAAACGCCGTCCTTATCGCTTTTTAATGTGCCGATATCCATATTTTTATTATTTTTGGCTTGCTGAACTGACGCCACTGCGAGACACGCGATAAGTAGCGTGAGAGGCAAACCATATAAACCACCATTTACTACCTTTAATTGTTCGGTTTGTCCGAATAATATAAATAAAAATACGACACCAACAATAAGATAAATGACGGCATGAACCATAAACGCTTTGTATTTAAATGGTTCTTTATCGATTAGTTTTTCATCATCATCTCTACCAAAACCAGAGCCTGTCAAGCCCAAACTCTTCGACAATAATAAACCACCAGGCATAAATATTGCTAGTGCTATTAATGCTGCTATTATACCACCCTTTTTCGAATCAAACCCAGTGGTGCTTGTATAATTCCACAAGTAATAACCAAGTGCCATAAAAACCGCAATTTGAAAGAATACGCCAATACCCAACATCCATTCCGCACTAGTATTCGCGATTGCTTTTTGGTATTCACTTTTATTGTATTCATCCTGAGTTAATTTACTGCTGCCCAAATCGGACTTTATTTCATTCCCGCGGACAATAAGTGGAATACCGATGATGATAGACAAGATAACATAATGAATCCATTCTGTTACTGGTTTTTTTGTGATAACAATATGAAATAACATAGCAATTACACCGACAGATATCAAAATTCCACCTATTGTCATCATACCCACCGACGGGTCATAATTTCCAGCTCTCCGTGAAGCGTCTATACTGCCAAACCCGAGGCCGAGACCGAGGACAAATAGAATAATCGGAACTAGAATACGTAAAATAATATTCTTAGTCCCAGAAAAATCAAGTAGATTGTCAAGCTTTGGCAACAATGTAGGGGCCGGATCTTCATTTTCGATAGTCGCAAACTTGCTTGGAGATAAATAATGTATGAAAGTAACAAACGCAAATACGATGACTAATGTCGCAAAAATACCGGCATTGTCTTTTAATAAATCAGACGAAACGATCCCAATTAATATGATTACAACAAGGACAATAATCGGAAGATAATTCAATAACGTATCTATATGAAATGATTCTTTGATTGATCTTACAGATTCTGCTTCGCGTTGGCCTTCGGAACTTTTTACTGCTGCGATTGTTGTTGCTACTGCGGCAACTGCTGGTGTTGCTGATGATAATAGTGGAGGTGATGCTGATGATGATAGTGATGCTGATGGTGATGGTGGTGGTGATGGTGGTGGTGATGGTGGTGGTGATCCTAATGATCCTAATGATCCTGCTGCTGCTGCTGCTGCTGCTGTTGCTGATGACATATTTATACTTTGTTATAATGATAACAACAATCAGTTATAATTATAAGATATAATAATGTCGGTTCGATTACGGAAGACCTGAATAGAGGCGATGAATTACAAAAACGACATCGCGGTCTTTTTTCCATGGCAGTCGCGACATAAAGCAACTAAATTATCGACATGATTCGACCCGCCATGTTCTAAAGCGATAACATGATCGACCTCAAACCACGCGGGAAGCTGACGCTGACAATCCCCGCATTTCCACCCTTGGTTGGCCGCAACATACTTTTTCTTCGTTTCACTAACACTACGTTTGCTAGACCCTTTGCCGGAGTTCAGCAAACGGCGTTCAGCGGGGGTTCCGCCGGGGGTTCCGCTGGGGGTTCCGCCCCCCCACGACGGCCGTGCTATTGGTTGCGCGGTTCTTACTCCCATTGCACTACTCATAGCCCCGCTTATCCCCCCGCCTATCGCCCCGCCTATAGCACCACCGTCGTTCGGGGGCGGAACCCTGGTCATATCAAAAAACGGTGTTATCATATCCGCGGTTCCTTTACTAATCGGCATATACTTAATAATATCGTTGGCATGATATAATAATTGCCTAGAGTTTTCCGGATTGCGGCGCAAGAACATGAAGAGCGAGAGACCTACGAAACCAAACGTGGCCATCTTAATGAACTTTTGATTGCTTTGAAACATCTTTATCAGGTGCCCATCATAATATGTATTCACGATAAGCACAGCTGTGATAATAAATACGATGTATTCGGTCTTTACCATTTCGTAATCGGTTATATATAGTAGCGAATAAATCATCGGGATAAAGGGGCCACCATGGATCACCTATTATGATAATAATACGCCGCGTAGCCCAACCCCGCCACCATAAGCAGATACACCAATCTCTCACGGTATTTCAGTTCTTCCAGTATTTGTATCGGTTTCGGGCGATAGTGTAGATAATATCTCTCGAGAGCATCATGTAAAGGCATCTCGTCCTTCATCAGGAGAACATTATAACGATTATGGATGAAATGAACCCATCGAATAAACGAATCGCGATTATCTAAATAAGGCGTGACAGGATATTTACTCAGCATTCTCTCGAACTCTGACGACATTTCTGGGTCGGGAATGAGCATCGGAAAGTTCTGAACGAAGTCATAGTATTTCTTTCGAACTACGTCATTTACATGGTCGGGGTAATTTACCGCAGCTGTCATTAAAAAGAACCAGTAATGTGGCCCCCATATTTTCGCATCGAGTTTCATCATCATACTATAATGAAACGACATAAAAACAATAACATAATTACGATTAAGCGAAAATGGCAGAGGAAGCGAAGGCGGAAATTCCGATCGGCGCATCTACTACCGATGCCCATGCCGATGCCGATATTGAATACCTCCCAGAATCATTAAAATTAATAAACCCTAAATCAGAATTGTCTTATCTAGAAATTAGCCAATTGCGAAGTGTTCTAAAACCGGCAGCAGCATCGGCAGCGGCGGCGGCGGCGGCGGCAGCCACAGGCGCAGGCGCAGGGGGCGCGGTAGCAACGACATCCCACCGAGGATGTAAAAATGCTGCGGCAGCCGCCACGACAGAGACAAACAAGTATTTCTGTAATAATTGTAATCGAACGAATCACGTTTATAATAATTGTCGTGCGCCAATTACAAGTATCGGCGTCATTGCGTTTCGGTGTGGCGATACTGGTCCAGAATTTCTAATGATACGCCGCCGTGACTCGTTCGGGTTCGTCGATTTTATACGCGGCAAATATTCGTTAAACGATGAAGCATATATCCAGCGCATTATCGACGAAATGACGATGACCGAAAAGGATAATCTGCTGCGCCTTACATTTGAGCAGCTATGGCGTCTATTATGGGGGGAATATACGCGCGGAAGCCAGTATAAAAACGAAGAGCATATTTCATATGAAAAATACAGACAAGTGTTGGGCGGAATACGTACAAAAGACGGGCGTGTAAAGACGCTTCACCAGTTTATTGACGAATCGACCACGCGATGGACCGAAACCGAGTGGGGATTTCCCAAAGGACGCAGGAATTACAATGAAAAAGACCTTCCATGTGCGCTGAGAGAGTGCTTGGAAGAGACTGGTTACGACATCACCACCGATAATGTTATACAAAATATCGCGCCGTTTGAAGAGATATTTATGGGTTCGGATATGAAGTGTTACAAGCAAAAGTATTTTCTTGCGATGGTGGATTTAGATAAGAAACCGAAAAAGGCGCATGATATTATGGAGGTAGGGCTCATGAAATGGATGTCGTTTGATGAGTGTATTCACACGATACGACCCTACAATTTAGAAAAGATCGGGATTGTTCGTAAAATCAATAACATATTATCCCGCTATCGCATATTTTGATGCTGTAATTTCACATTTATAGTTCCTTTTTATTTCACGTAGTTATATAAAGGCACATTACCTACAAATATTATATAATAAATACGGAAAATGGCAGAAGAAGAAGATGAAAATATACCGATAGAACTAACGATTGCGGGGTCGGCTGGTGATACGTCGGCGGCACCACCATCCGTTGGGTCTGTTGCTGCGGCGGCTTTGGCTGCGATGCCAGATAACCCTCCCGATGCCACTGCTGTCGCCGCCGCCCCCGCGAAACGCACGATAAAACCTGTTCCGAAAAAGAGAAGAGCCGCCACCGCCTCCGCCTCCGCCGCATCAGGAGGGGTCGCTGCGGCGGTTCCATCGGACCCCAAACAACGTATTCGTATGATGGAAAAAGAACTTGAAGACGGGCGTAAGCGTTTGAAGCCAGAAGAACTCAATAATCCATTTAGTAAAGAATTTAACAAACTCCTCTTGAAAAAAGAGTTGCTTGAACGAGAGATAACGTCGTTACATGATATCGGGATATTGCCAGGCGATGATGACGACGACGCAGCCGCCGCCGCCGCAGCCGCCTCGAACGGTCTATACCCCACCTTAAATGACACGAATTTCAATACCAAAATCGCCCTTCGTAAAGAATTCTTTGATACCAAGATGGATGTCGATAATACGAAGAATGTGGAAGAAGAGGCGGAGATTCTGTGTAACGCGCAGATAGAGCTCGCACCCAACCAGCAATTCGTGCGTAACTTTCTCTCAGTTGAGACGCCGTATAATAGTTTGTTGTTGTATCATGGTCTAGGAACAGGCAAGACCTGTTCCGCAATTAGTGTCGCAGAAGAGATGCGCGATTATATGAAGCAGATGGGAATAACACAACAGATTATCGTGATCGCATCACCCAACGTTCAAGAGAACTTCCGGCTTCAGCTCTTTGATGAACGCGAACTCCGAGAGATTGAGCCAGGTGTATGGAATATCCGCGCATGTACCGGGAATAAATTCATCAAAGAAATCAACCCGATGAATATGAAGGGTCTCACGCGTGACAAAATCATCAAACAAATCCGCCGTCTTATTTCATCACATTATCTATTTTTTGGGTATAATGAATTTGCGAATTATGCGCGAACCCATGCGTCGAGTATAGGGCTTTCGCAAGATGATGCGGTGATACAGGAGGTTCGACGAAAGACTGGAGCTGCGGGAGCGGGGGCGGGGGCGGGGGCGGGGGCGGGAGTGGCCGCGAAGAAAGGACGTAAATCTGCGGCGGATGTCAGCAAAGCCGCGGAAATAGAGACTCTCGCAATCGAGACATTATCGGTGACGAAACTGCGTAAATTATTCGCAAATACGCTGATTATAATCGACGAGGTTCATAATATTCGCATTACTGATGATAACCGAGATAAGCGTGTGGCAAAGATATTGTTTCAGATCGTCCAGAAGGTGAATAATGTGCGCTTGCTGCTTCTTTCAGGGACGCCCATGTATAATAGTTACAAGGAAATCGTGTGGCTGATTAACTTGATGAACTTGAATGACCGACGCGCGACAATCGATATTGCGGATGTGTTTGACGAACGGGGTAATTTCCGGGTCGATGCAGATGGACGAGAGATTGGAAAAGATATTCTTGTTCGAAAGGCGACTGGATATGTTTCATTCGTTCGTGGTGAAAATCCATACACATTTCCTTATCGTATATATCCGAGAGAACACTCGCCTGAATTCTCGCTTCTTGCGCAGATAAGCGGCGGCGGTGGATATCCACGAACCCAACTCAACGGTCGTCACATCGACCAACCCATTGAACATATCGATGTTTATATGACGCAAGTTGGCGATATTCAAGAAGCAGCCTACCGTTTTATTATTAGTGATATGAAGGCGATGTATATTTATAAGAAGACTGCGATGGCGCGGCGAAAGAAGGCAATTGCCGCAGAAGGCGCTAGCAAAGGCAAGGGCAAGGGCAAGGGCGCAAAATCCGCAGCAGGAGGAGAGGCCGCAGTCGCAGTCGATGAAACAACCGTCGTTGAAGCAGCCGACTTCCCCTCATTCGAAAATATGGATACAATTGGTTATGCTGCGGTTCAGAAACCTCTTGAAGCATTGAATATCGTATATCCACATCCATCACTTATCGAATACATAAACAACCCGAATGACGAATTTGATATCGCCGCATGTATCGGAAAAGAAGGATTGCGGCATGTTATGTCGTATGAAGAGGTCGGTAATCCACCAATGCGCCTGAATTTCGAATATCGCCCTGAATTCATACGCGCATTCAAATTGCCCAGCGGCGAAACAACGACAAAAGCGTCATCGCGGATATTTGCGCCGGAAAACATCGGGCGGTATTCCGCAAAAATCAAGAATATCACCGACAAAATTATGACGAGCGAAGGCATAATCCTCGTCTATAGTCAGTATATTGACGGCGGTGTTGTTCCAATCGCGCTCGCGTTAGAAGAATGCGGTTTCACGCGGTATAGCGCTGCTGGGGCAAATTCGTCATTTTTTCGCAGCAAACCCGTCCAAGGTATTGACGCGATTACGATGCTTCCTCAACGGCGTCATCAGACTGAATTTCCGAACCAACCGTTCCGCCCAGCCCGATATTCGGTGATTACAGGCGACCCCACCATTTCGCCGGATAATTTACATGAACTGAAAGCACTCACCAGCGAAAATAATACCAACGGCGAAAACGTGAAGGTAGTGATCATATCTGTCGCCGGAAGTGAAGGCCTCGATTTCAAGAACATTCGACAGGTTCATATTTTGGAGCCATGGTATAACATGAATTTATTAGAGCAGATTATTGGACGCGCTATCCGCAATTGTAGTCACAAACGTCTGCCATTCTCTCGGCGAAATGTGGAATTGTATCTTTACGGAAGTCGGTTGTCAAATCCAGATATAGAAGCGATCGATCTTTATTTATACCGCTTATCCGAATTTAAAGCCGTAAAGATTGGCGTAGTATCGCGTGTGCTGCGAACATCTGCCGTGGATTGTCTCTTGAATGTTCAGCATAATACACAAACCGCCGCACAACTGAATCAGGTTGTTCAGCAAAATCTCTCGTCACGCAAGCAAATAAACTATCAAGTTGGCGCACGTCCGTATTCAGCATTGTGTGATTATATGGAACGTTGCGAGTATGTTTGTCGGCCGACGTTTTCGAATGGACGTCCAATCCAAGAGCAGAATGATTTATACGGTATGGGCGACGACAGTGATAGCGACGGCGAAGGCCGCAGTGGCCGAGCCGCCGCCGACAAGAGACCGCGAAGTGATGTTCGAATAGATACATTCAACGAAAAGTTTATGTCGATGAACTTGGATAAAATCATTCACAAAATTCGAGAGTTATATAAAGAGGCATTCTTCTATAAGAAGACTGGTCCCAACGGAATTATCGCACACGTAAATGCGGTTCGTCCGTATCCGATTGCTCAAATCAATCTCGCACTTACACAAATGGTGACGGATATGAATGAATACGTAAATGATAAATATGGACGCCTTGGCCGTGTTATTAATGTTGGCGATTATTACCTGTTTCAACCAGTTGAACTGACCGATAAGCGCATAACCATACATGAACGTAGTGTGCCGGTTCCTTATAAACATACGGCCATAGAATATCCTCTTCAAGGTGAAATAACTGAAGATTATTTGGGTATTCTACCGAAACAAGGAGCGGCAGTTGTCCCGAGTAAGAAGATAGTTCAAAAACTGGCGGCATCGGCGGCGGCATCGGAAGTGCCACCCGCCGTTCCTGTGAGCGCCGCCGCACCAGTAGAAGCAGCCGCAGCCGCAGCCGCAGCCGCAGAATCCGAACCAGCGGAAAATATCGAAGGCGGTGAAGTAGATGAAATGATCACCACATTATTCAACACATTCGAAACATGTAAAACGGTTCATGAAAAACCAACAAAAGATCAGGATGAATGGTATTATTATTGCGGTAAGGTAATCAATCAAATCTCTCAAACGCAGGAATTCCAAATGACGAGAGAAGAACTTCACGAACTTGTCATCGCGAATCTACTAGAACATTTGCTGTTTGAAGGCAGTCTTACTTTATTGAATTACCTGTATCAAAAGAATAATTATTCAATGAATACGGGGCGCAGCGCTAGCGGCGGTATTCAACCATTGACACCGTTTGAGCGAATGTTGCTTCAGTATTATTCGCAACAGGTAATACATCGACCGTTGGTTGGACGAAGAGCTGCTGCTGCTGCGGCCGAGAATACGCCAGAAGATAAAGGAATGTTATTATTTGACAAGAAAAAGAAGGAACTATTCACACTCATCGTATTGCGGTATGAAACACGAGAATGGACTGCGGCTGAACCAGAAGATGAGCGTGACTTCGAACTTCTTTTAGGGAAAATCCAAACAGAGCAAATCCGAAGCATGAACATGATTATTGGGTTTATCTCATTATTCAAACTGGAATATCTCGTCTTCAAGGTAAAAGTAATGTCAAAGAAACGAGATAAGGGTGCGCGATGCGACCAGTCCGGTAAAACCGATGCCATCAATATCATTAATATGATTCTATCGATGAACCCGCCAACGCAAGGGGATGAATATAAACTCACCACCGAGAATACGAAACAAAGAACCCAACGAGAGTTATGCGTCTTTCAAGAATTTCTATTGAGGACATTCCAGCGTAAGAGTATCAATGGACGGAAGTGGTTCTTCACTCCATGCGAGGCTTTATTATGCGACATCGAGAGATTACACATAGAGAAATAAAGTATAATAATATTATAGTAGCTAATGTCATTATCCACAAAAAGTATTCAATCCGCGCCAAAGTTGGGTATTTACACCACCATTTTATTAACACGCAAAATACAGGTTCCATTCCGTATCATCGGGCGTAATGTAAAAGATACATTGGAGCATATTCTCTCGAAAACCGTAGAAGGAAAGTGCTCCGCTGAAGGTTTCATTCGTCCGAATAGTGTAAAGATTCTTACCTATTCTAATGGGTATCTCTACGGTAAAAATGCGATATTTGATGTAGTATATGAATGCGAGTCGTGTTCCTTGGTAGAAGGTGTCGTGTTTTCCTGCGTGATTAAGAATATAAGTCTTGCGGGAATTCGCGCAACATTGAATGAACCGAAATCGCCGGTTACCGTTTTTATCGCGCGTGATCATCATTACGACCGCGCGGATTTTACGCGCCTTCAAGAAGAGGAAGAAATCCGTGTAAGGGTGATTGGCCAACGGTTTGAAATTGGCGACGAATCAATATCAGTAATCGGAGAACTGGTATAATAATATTCGTATTATAGTATAATAATATACAATACTATAATACCGTAACGACGGACTATATATTCATTTGTAAGCACTGCGAAGAACCATTTGTAGTGGCACTTCATGATTTCAATTGTCGAATATTACGTCACGGTGTATATAAGTGCGATATGCGGCATATCCCTCCACACGCAAGCAAAAGTGAATGTGACGCGCTTGTTCGTGATGGATTGATATTCGGTTGTGGGCGTCCGCTTCAAATCATAGATAAAGAAATAGGCACCAGCACGAATTCACAACCATACGACGTCGTGATATGTGATTACATTTGAAACAATAAAATTGATACTGATATAAACATATTTTTAGAATTGATATAGTCATTATGGCATCGTCGGTGTCGGCAAGTTCAACGATCACGAGAACAATTCGCCCAAAATCAAAGAAGAAAGCGGCGGAACCCGCACCACCAGCCGCCGCAGAAGAAGCAGAAGCACTCGACAATATAGTAGTCATCGAACCAGACATTGAAACAGAACATGTCACTCCCTACTGTGATCCCGAACTCTTCGTCAAACAAAGAATCCGACGCACATTGTCGATCCCGTTCTATAAAATAAACAAGAGCATGAATATAACGCAGTTATTACGAAGCCAACTCGCCAAAAGTGTAGAAGGGCGTTGTTCGGTCGAGGGGTATATCTCGCCAAATTCAATCAGCATTTGTTCTCATTCTTGCGGAACGTTGGCCGCTGGCAATATCAATTTCGACATCACCGCAGATTGTCTCATTTGTTTTCCAGATGAACACAAAGTTATCAAATGTATCGCAAAGACGATAACTCAGGCAGGAATCCGCGCGGGTGCCAGATATTTACAAGACGGTAATGTATCGCCGATTGAAGTGTTCCTCTCGCGCGACATGAACTCACAAATGCGCGAGTTATTCTCTCGCATCGAAGAAAATGATATATTGACTGTTGAAATTATAGGACGCAGGTTTGTATTACATGACACTCACGTGACGATTATCGCGATGTTACTCGACGCAGTTTCACCGTGAATGGAATATAAAGTTTGATTCATATGTAATGTAAAATAATGTTGCCAGCTGGTTCTTTTTATTCGTCAAAATCATCGACCGCAGTCGCGAGTCTCACCGCTATGAATGAAATTCAGACGATTGCGCAGCATGTAGAAGCAAAGACCAATTATCTAATGACATTGAAAGAAGGTATTGAAAACATGCCAGTCGTCCATCAAATCGAAATTTTGCGAATCCTGAACGCAAAGCATACCCAGATTAACGAGAATAAGAATGGCGTATTTGTGAATATTTCCAAATTGAATAATGAATTGTTACATGAATTATATGATTATATGACATATGTTATCAAGCAAGAGAAACAATTGAATGAAGTTGAAGAGCATAAACAAAGTCTCACGAAGGAATTCTTCAACAATAAAACGCATAAAGATAATTTGTGAAATAATATAGCAGATGATGACGGGTATAATTCCTTGTCTCTATAATTCTTTTTCATTTACGAATGAAAATATTGTTGGCGAGGGAGGGAGTATTGTATGTTATGAAACAAAGAGTTCGCGCGAACGAAGCGCGCCGGCGACAGCGACAGCGACAGCGACAGCGACACCGACGCCGACTGTAGAACCGTTTGTATATATACCGTTGGCAGCATCGATACTCACCGAGACCGAGAGCGACGCCGACGACAGTAGTTCCACCACCACCACCACCACCACAATTGATAGCGAAATACCAGCTTCACCCGCCGTCGTATTCCACCCTGACATCATGACATCCTACGGGTATAAACATCCGCCATCATGTTCCGATTCATTATTATGGTCGGCGTATATTATGTTATATGGAACCGAAAAATATGAAACTATTGAAAATCCATATGTCGAATCCAATCGGTTCAAGTTTGAGTTAATCGAAGTGATGCGGCAAAATAAACCGATATTAAAGGCAAATAAAATCAAACTAAGTGGATTGGAAGAAAGTCTTGTTCATAAACCGTTTATTACATTAGAAACATTACAGGCAATTGCCGTATGTAAATCCATATCGGTGTGTATTGTTCAGAATCGCAAATATTACGAGATCGACAATGGCGGGGAGACTTTTATTCTTGAAAAAATCAAGGGGAATTACGTATTGTATATCGCGCCGATTAAGGTGAATATGGAATACTTGGCATATATTCGCGCGAATTATTGGTTGATGGAGAGTATATCTGCGCCGATCAGCAGAATAACGGCATATAAGTTACAAGACCTTGTCGATATTTCACAAAAACTGAACTTACCTGTGGTAAATGTGACTCCGGGAAGGTTCGGTTCGATGCCGACTCAAAAACGTAAGACGAAACCAGAGTTATATGAGGCGATTTGTAGGTGTATATAGACCGTTGAATATAAATGTCGGTATAAAATTGAACTATATATAATGAATAATAGTATAAATAATTATCCTATTCATTATATATACCTACAATGCCGAGAATCCGAAGTGTTGCCGATAAACAATCAGAGTTTTCAAATATCGTAAAAGAGTATTTAGACGGCATCATCGACAAGACAGATGGTATTCCAGAACTGGAGATACGCTTCGGAACGCGCGGAAATAACCCAACGACGAGGGATAATTTCGATGGTGTGCTTCAAAAGTTGCTTTCATCGGGGTTTGTATTCATGAAGAAGAACGCATATTCGCTGAAGATTCAGAACGAATTCATCGATCAGAAAACCGGGCAGACGAAGCTCTCACTTATACGCGCAGAAATCCACGGAATCAACGATGTCCAGAATTATTGTAAAACGAATACACCTGACGAAAAATATGTCCTCTTTACGCAGAAAATGTACGCGAAGACTGGTGGCCGCCATGGCGAGGGTGAGGTTGAAGGCGGTGGCGGCGGCAGCGGCGACACGATACACCCAGTCATTTTCGACGACTTCAATTTCAAGGTGAGTTATGAACGCGAAAAACGTATCGCAAATACATCTACGCTTGCGAGAACGATTCTGAAATCATGGAACGACAACAAGAAGACTTTTCGGTATATCAATCGAAGCACATTAAAACATCCTGATTTTCCGTTTCAAATCGATATGAGCGTCGTGAAGGAATCGCATAAAGATCAGACTGGTTATATCTCGGCATCGACATTTGAGGCGGCGAAAGTGCTTGAAAGCCCGATACGTTATGAGATCGAAATCGAGGTGATAAATGACCTTGTTGGACCAGGAACATCGTTTAATCATCCCAAGCATCTCTTGGATAATTTGCGCAAGATGATTAAGATTGTGATGTCGGGATTTCAAGGAACGAATTATCCAGTTTCTTTGTCTGAGATGCGAGGCGTTCAGCGGAGATACTACGAGTTGTTACACCCAGAAGAAAAACAGGGAAGCGACAGCAGCGATAGCGACAGTGAAGCTGCCGATATCCGTGAGCGTGAGCGTAGAGGAGGAGCAGGAAAGGATGACGATCGCGAACGAGAGCGTGACCGTGAGCGTGAGCGTGAGCGTGAGCGTGAGAAGCGCGAACGCGAACGCGAGCGTGAATCAGGACGGGGCGGCAATATGCTACTTCGCCCCAAACATTTCATCGGACCATCATCTTATACACTTCAAATGCAGAATATTCGCCCAATCGACGCGGATTCCAAAGTCCCCAATATTCGTATGAATTATTCGGTTACAGAAAAGGCGGATGGCCAGCGAAAAATCCTATTTGTCGCACCAAAAACAGGCCATGTATATCTTATCGACACAAACATGAACTTTCAATTCACAGGAGCAGTATCGTTGAATACAAAGCTATATAATACACTCCTTGACGGAGAACATATCCTTCATAACAAACGCGGCGACTTCATCAACTTGTTCCTCGTATTCGACGTTTATTTCGTTCATAAGGCCGACGTTCGTTCGCGTTTGTTCTTTCCGATGAATGAAGATGAAGTTGTCACCAATTTCCGACTTCCTTTAATGGAAAGTGTCGTTAAAAACCTTCAATTGAAGTGCGTGAGCGGTGGTGCAGATTCACTACCGCCGATTCGTATTGAAACCAAGAAGTTCGAAATTGCGACACCGTCGTCGTCGTCGTCGGGGGTCGCGGTCGCAGCCGGAGGCAAATCCATATTTGATTGTTGCGCGATCATCTTGCGTAAAGCCAACGAACATCAATTTGAGTATCATACTGACGGATTAATATTTACGCCGATTGACTTCGCAGTCGGAAGTAATGTCCGAAATGATACTACAACCCAAGGACCTCTATACAAAACTACTTGGGAATATTCGTTCAAATGGAAACCCGCACATATGAATACGATCGATTTTCTTGTTACAACGAAAAAAGGCGAAGACAACGAAGACCTCGTAAGTAACATATTCAAAAGTGGTATTGATATGTCGCGTTGTCAGCAGATTCAGCAATATAAAACGTTGATATTGCGAGTTGGCTATGATGAACGAAAACATGGTCATTTGAATCCATGCGTTACATTGATTGAAGGCGGCGGTCGAGAACAAGACGACAGCAGCGGCAGTGGCGGCGGCGATAGCTACAAGCCCGCGCCATTTTACCCGACATACCCATACGATAATGATGCGCATATTTGCCATATTATGTTGCGCCCGGATGAAGCAGGTGTAAGCCAGATGATGACGACCGAGAATGACATTATCCAAGATGAAACGATTGTCGAGTTCAGCTATGATGAAACCCAACCGGTGAATTGGAGATGGTCGGGATTACGTGTGCGCCACGATAAAACCGCAGAATACCGCGCGGGCGGGAAAAACTACGGCAACGCGTATCACGTCGCAAATAATAACTGGCATTCGATCCATAATGCGATTACACCTGAAATGATAATGACTGGCGAGGGCATACCAGATGAATTGTCGAATGACGATGTCTATTACAATCACGCTGATTCAGGAAATGGCGGCGGCGGCGGCGGCGGCGGCATCGATATCGGCCGCGGAACAAAAGTCCGCACATTAACCAAGGGTATGCGCGATTTTCACAATTTGTTCGTAAAACGCAAACTTATCATGAGTGTTGCGCGTCCTGGACAGACACTGATAGACCTTGCGGTCGGAAAAGGCGGCGATTTACCGAAATGGATTGCGGCGAAGCTCGGATTCGTATTCGGGATTGATTACTCGAAGGACAACCTAGAGCACAAATTCGACGGTGTTTGTGCGCGGTATCTTGATGTTAAGAAACGAAAGCGTAATATTCCGGATGCGATATTCATCCACGCCGACAGTAGCAAGGAAATTCGCAGTGGTCAGGCCGCAATTAGCGAGAGATACCGGCTTATATCGCGTGCGATATTCGGCGAAGGCGCAAAAGATGCGAGTTTATTAGGTCGCGGGGTTTATCCGCATTATGGGCGTGGATCTGATGGGTTCGATATATGCTCCGTTCAGTTTGCGATTCATTACTTCTTTGAAAATATCATGAAGGTTCATACATTCCTACAAAATGTTTCAGAATGTACAAAGTTAGGCGGGTATTTCATTGGGACTTGCTTTGATGGCGCGCGAATCTTTCAGGCGTTGGCGCGCATGGAAAGCGGTTCAGAACTCAGTATTCTGTCGTCGGCGTCGGCGTCGTCAGGGTCGGACCCACAGAAAATCTGGTCGGTTCGTAAAAAGTATCATCAGACGGAATTTGAACCAGATAGTAGTAGTATTGGATATGAAATCGAGGTCTTTCAGGATTCGATTAATAAGATGACGCGCGAATATCTCGTGAATTTCGACTACTTGACGCAACTGCTTGAAAATTACGGGTTTGACCTAGTAACACCGGAAGAAGCCGAGACGACACTCACGAATCCTATGCCAGATGGAACTGCGACATTCGACGGAATGTATCATCAAATGGAAATCGAGTGTAAGAAGAAACGCGAAGACGTCGGCGGTGGTGGTGGCGGCGGCGGCGGCGAATGGGACCGACGATGCCAACAAGAATACGGGTCGGCGTTATATATGTCGGCAGAAGAAAAGCAGATTTCATTCTACAATCGTTATTTCATATTCCGAAAGAACCGAAACATTAACGCGAAACAATTGAAGAGTAGTTTCTTGAGTTATGCTGGGTTACAAGAAGAACAACACCTCGCGTCGTCGTCGTCCGCAGAAGCAGCCGATGCTGATTCAGACATCACTCTAGAAACTATCGCACTTGAAAAGATTGCGAAAGCATCACGACCCATTGATGTAGCGTCCAAACCTGCGATTGCCGCGCGTATTCTTGAAGAACGACAAAATAAGGAAGCGACTGCGATCACGAGCGGAGAAGCGAAGAGTAGTTCTTCCACAATGAAAATCAAGCCAAAGCCGAAGAAATTAACTGTAAAGGCGAGTGCGAGTGCCGCCGAAGCCCCCGCCGAAGCCCCCGCCGAAGCCCCATCCGCACCTATCGAACAAATAGAGAAGAAAATCCAAAAACGAACAAAGAAAGTCAAAGCGACGGAAAGCAGTAGCAGCAGCGGTATGGGTGCGGGTTCGGCCGAAGCCACAGAAGAACCAGCCAAACCGAAACGTCAAACGAAGAAGAAAACCGACTTATAAACATTTACTGAATAACTATAATCGAATATGTTTAAAAAATCGCCAAAGAATTGTTTTAAACCTGTATTACCATCATCATCCTCACACAAAGTTCTAGCAGAACATGAAGTCGTCACAGCTACAGCTAGTGCTACACCTACAATAGGCTCGGCCTCGAGCGATCAACATAATAAATCAAATAATGGACCAATATTGTCCTACTTTAATTATTTTTTACTACCACAGGTTGATCTAATCACGCATCAAAATCAGGATTATATGCCCATAGATATACAGGTTTCGACCAATAATACTACGAATCAAGTTTATGTATCTTCGTCCATTTACGCACATTTATGCGATATTAAGCATCAGATTGAAAAATACCAAGATACATGGGACAACATTAAAAAATTCACGAACCCTTATGAATATATTCATTCAAATATTACAGGAAATAAAACAAATATCAGCAAGCTACGGCCATTATCCCGTTCATTTTATAAAATGATTGAAATTGTTAAAAATAATAATATTCTTTCGCGTTATCAACATACAATCGTTAATAAGCCGGAATATAAGATGGGAATAAAGACGTTTCATCTCGCGGAAGGGCCTGGCGGGTTTATAGAAGCAATATCATATTTACGCGGATTAGAATATCATGGAAATGGATCGGATTATTCGTCGGTGTTGGATGCTACGCCAAGATGTGAAAACGATGGCAATGCGCCCGCCGCCGCTGCCTTCGCCGCGTCGTCGTCGTCGTCGATACAAATTCTTAAACGGAATACAGAGTTTCACGACGAGTATATGAAAGAGCAAGAATATTTGAAACTGACACGCCGTATATTCGAGAATCAAAAGTTGGAATCGGGTGGGGGCACGCCGTCGGCGAAAAATGTCTATGGGAATGACCGTTATTACGGAATGACCCTCGTCAATGATGACCCGATATGTCCCGGATGGAAAAAGACGCGCGCATTTCTTGAAAGTCATCCAAATGTGATTATCGAGAACGGCGCAGATAAGACCGGGAATTTGATTTCACTAGAGAACTTTCTGTATTGTGCGGAAAAGTACAAGAACAAGATGGATATTGTCACTGCGGATGGAGGATTTGATTTTTCGGTGGATTTTAACCATCAAGAGACGATGGCCACGAAATTAATATTATGCGAAGTTTTTTATGCGCTTGCGTTACAGAAACAAGGCGGGTCGTTCATATTAAAAATATTCGATGTATTTCATAAGGCTACTGTCGATATATTATATATTCTGAGTTATTATTACGACCATGTATCGATTATGAAACCATATACAAGTCGAATTGCCAACTCGGAAAAGTATGTTATATGTCAAGGATTTAAGATAAGCGACTCTACCCAAATTATACAACAATTCGCGACTATCTTTGATTCCATACAAAAATCATCGAGCGGCGACGTATTATCTTCACTGCTTCCATTTGAACATGACTTATATTTTTTGAATAAGATAGAAGACATGAATGCGATGGTAAGTTTTCAACAAATCGAAAATATAACATCGACGTTGTCCATCATTACGAATCATCGAAATTCGGAGAAACTCGAGCAATATAAACGCGCCAACGTGAATAAGTGTATCGCGTGGTGCGAAAAATACGAAATACCGCATAATGCTCATCATGCGTGTTTTCAATCGACGAATATATTTCTTCACAAATCGATACCTATGGTCGTCGGTGGTGGCGGTGGCGGCGGCGGCAGCGGCGTGGGCATGTAACCAATAAAAAACGGTCTAAATATATATCAAAATGTATGGTAATATACAAACCATGCAGAGCACTTTACAATTTATAGCAGGCCAACTTAAAAAACCGAGAGAACGATTCGAGACGATATTAGAGCCACTTCAAGCACTGCTTCAAATCGGGTTTCTTGCGTTTTATCCGATTGGGAGTAAATTAGCGATACACAATAATATATTGACCGTCCAGGCGCCTGGATATACGCAACATGTGCGTCGTTGGTATAATAATGACAAGAAGGAGGATGTATTTTATTTGTATAATGTGTTTTCCCGTTTCAATAAGTTCTATAAGACGGTGCTTGCGGGTGGTGGCGGCGAAAACACGGCATTATTCACGCTTTTGAATGAACTTGCGAAAACGGGCATCAATAATTTGACACGGACATATAACCAGACTGATAAAATACATATTCTTCACACGCTTCATATGTATAAGGGGATGTTGGATAATCCCGAGTTGGTGCGCCGACTTGCCAAAACGGACGACGGCGGCGGTGGCGGTGGCGCGTGTGCCACGGAAGAGGAAGATCCAGACAACGCGGATTTACCAAGGCGGATTCAGATGAAGCGACTGAGTTCGCCTGGTTCATCACCGCCTCTACGTCCAATTACTACATCGGCGATGACCGTCCCAATTGACAATTTAGCTGATACAAATGTTGATATCATTTTCGTGAAAATAACGGATTTGTATTCACAAGAGGATTATACGATTATTTACCATACACTCCTTAAAATTCAGAATGACACACAGTATTATATGAACTATGTTGAAGGGCTGAATAAAATACTGGGGCCTGTTAATATTCGCATCAAAAAGTGGATTGATGACAATATTGTGTTTTAGAAATGTGATGCGAATTATTATATAGTATTAAAAAGTTGCTATATAATAAATACTTATAAATATCACAAATATGAGTCATGCTTCTGCGAGTGCGAATCCTTATACTGATTGTTGTACGTTGGTTAACAGTAAAAAAAGACATTTATACAATAAAACAATAGATAGAAGCAACCATACAAAAATCCTACAAAGGGTATTAGGTGACGAATACGATCACGAATTTTTTAATAGCAACTTTGAATGGACTATACGAGAAAACTGCTGTAATGTTATAGCGTTTACTTTATATTTTATAGAACCCACTACAGAAATATCAAATAAATTTTTATTCTCTATCGAAAGAAGTATAAAAAATATATCCAATATATTACCCGATTGGGTTATTAGATTATATTTTGGTTCGTCAGTTTTTGAATATCTGGATTTTGATTCAAAATGGTTGGAAGGTACAAAAACGGTTAAAGGTACAAAAAAACAAAGACGGGATGATGATGACCCGATAACACTCAATCGTCTAGCATTTGAATATATTTGTACCAATCCCCAAGTTGAATTATATCGATTTGATGATCGACCTGATGTGTTAAATATACCAATTGAACATACCAGAACAACCCGATTTTTACCGTTAATTGACCCAGAGGTGGCTCGTTTATTTTCACACGAAGGCGATGGATGTTCAAATTTACTTTTACATAATTTACGAGCATGGTCTGAGTTACCAAATATGTTGTTTTATTTACCTGAATATATAGAAGTAAATCAAGTTCCATCCGATATTACCGAGTTACCATTATTTTCATCTTATTCATCGTGGCTATATGTATTTAAAAGTATATTACGTCGATATTATTTTCATAATCATCACAATATTTACGATTTACTTGCCGGTGGGTTTGGTACAATGGCAAAACCCACCAAAAGTTTTTATACAAGAACCATAGCAGAACTAAATAAATCGTTAGAGGATTTCGGTAATATTAAAAAAATATATAAAGATATGTGTGTCGAACACCCGGCTACGAAACCACCATCACCAATTACATTTCAGAGTTTTATAGATAGAGTTGGACACTACTTAATTCCACCCGGACTTACGGATAAAGAAAGAACGAAGATGATACAAAATTTAAGGCTTGGTGGGGGGGATAGTAGATTAATACCGGTTCGTGATGATGATGATGATGATCATGAAGCTTATAGGAAAGATCGTTATGGTGTTCCTACTACAGATACTATAATAACGACAATTGTCCGTGGAAAACCTACTCTTGTGTCATATAATTTTAGATCATTTTTACACCGGCTGACTAATCAAGAATTCGATCATTCTGTAACCGAAATTTTAAGAATGGGGTTTGATGAAATGCTATTACTTGACTTATTTAAAAAAATTATTTCTATTAAGATCGAAGATGACGCGATAGATGACCGTGGTAAGATAACTATAACAGGATATGAGCAGCAAATATCGAATATTAAAACAATTATAATGGCAAATTACGACGATAGGTTATGCTTAGTAGTAATAAATATTGATAAATATCTAATAGAGAGAATACAAAATGGGCTTTTAGACGGCACTTCTAGCGCAGTTAATGAATTAATTGATTTGCTATATAAATCACGTCACGGTCTCATTAAACAATTAATTCTACCAGAAGGTGGAATACTAGCATTAAACCCTGAGTTTCAAAATATTAGATATAGTAGATATTACAATCAGTTCAATTACTTACATATTTATGTTTTAATTGATAATATATTAAAATACATTGATCCAACACATCCAGCAATTAATATACGGGTACATATTATTAATGGAGATAATTCTTATACTGATTTTAATCTTCTCGAATTATTAAATATTCCATTTTCCCCGATTATCGATCCTTTATATGACTTACCGCTAAAAATAGTTTCTCCTGCTGGTGGTAGTAAACGAGATACTATTACTTCCTTAATCATAAAACGGACAACCCGACGTAAAAAGCGTTCATATCGTTCAAGGAAGAAATCATATAGAAAATATAACAAAAAGAAAACATATAAATATAATAAATAATCCCCCCGCAGGTATTGTAATTTAATAATAGGTCGATTCACTCCATCTCCAACTTCACCCAACATGGAATATAAGGCGCATTCGATAATTCGCCTTTTATTTTACGAGAGAATTCTGGGAATGGGATTTTGATTTTTGCGTCTTCACCCGTCTTGATAAACTGGCTCAGTTGTTTGTATAACTCGCGGATCGCCGGATAAGAAACATTCATCTGAAGTTCGGTGAGTCTGTCAATAATCGGCCGCACTTGACGACGGCGCTCTTCTATCGTGCGTTCTGTCTGGGCTGGCGCCGCTCCTTCGGCCGATACCTGTTTCTTCTTTAAGTTCCTTTTCCAATGCTTTCCCTTGCCATATCGGTTATGAATCGCGGGGTCGTGGTCGTCGATGGCGTCGGCCGTGGAAGTGGATGGTGCCTCAATATGAATATCTGTGAGGTCTTCTGGAACAAGAATAACTTCTTGCCGTAAGGCATCTTCAAATTCGAGTGTCGTCGTCGGTGTCGTCGTCGGTGTCGTCGGCACACACGCACTTACGTCCATTGAAATCGTAGTTCCCATTTACTACAATAAGATACAATAAACTGGATTTTTTATACCCATTTTATTGTATTACGCCGATGCCTAAAATACAACGTCAAATTCGTCATTATACATTTTATCACCCTTCTTGATTCCGATGATATCACGAAAGGTCTTGCTCCGCATCAACGGCACATTCGTTCGTATCTTCAGGTTAAGGTGCGGGTTCGTGAGAACCTGAACGAGGATTTCGCGGAAATTCGCATATTGTCGGTTCTGAATCGCATAATACGTATAAAAATTCAGGAACGACCCCTCTCGAATATGCTCGTCTCTCGTGATATCACTTACATCATCATATACATGGCGATGATACTTGTTCAGCGCATCTTCGCATACCGCTATTCCGGTTACATCCGCTAGATTTTCGGAGAGCGAAAGATTTCCGTCGATTACAAAACCGTCCTTTCGAGAGATTTCTTCATACTGACGCCGTATTGCGGCGATTTTACGTTCGTATGTCGCGGTGTCTTCTTTACTCCACCAGTTTTTGATAACACCTTTGTGGTTAAAAATCCGCGAATTTACATGAAGTGCGTGAGAGATTTCATGACCAAATGTAAATCCGACCGATGCCAAGTCGTATTCGTAACCGCGTCCAAACTGAACGTTCATACTATGCATATAAGCTGTCGGAATATAGATACTGTTCGAGTTAGGTGTGTAATACGCATTTACTACGAAGGATTGATATCCGACGAGTTTCATCGTGCTCCAATTCATAACATCGATGTCTTCCGGTGATAACCACTTGTCGGATTTTGCGCAGTGATGCTTCGCGATATACTCTGTCCGCTGGACGCTGCGTTTGAGTAAGTTGGCCCATGCGTCCTTCGGGTCGTAGTCTAGATTCGTCGGGTCATCTGCCGATTGAGCAACCTCGCCAATCCGGAGCTGTATCGTATTCAACTTTTTGAGCGCACCCTTCTTGGTATATGCCGACATCCATGTATTCCGCTCGATACGGGCTTTATAACATTCCAGCATCGTATTTCCAATCTCTCGAACTTTCGCGATCATTTCTTCATTTTTGTATCGCTTCGTGAATTCCTGCGTCATCGTCTTCGGGAACGCATACGCAAGCCCAAGAATCGGAAAATATTCTCTCGGAAAATGTGTATCTTTCCCGCGAATAAGCGTATCATTGAAATCGAGATAAATCTCTCGCCACTTATCATGAAAACATATGAGCTGGCGCATATAAATGAAATACCAGTAACTCTTCCATTTATCCGACGCCCATTCTTTCTTAAGGAGTGTCATCACTGTATTCAAATACCCGACTTGGCTGGCGATGAAGTAGGGTGGCAGCTCCCCCTCACCGTATCCAATCCATTTGCCCATCTCTCGCCAGTCTAACCCAGTGAGACATAACGCATCTCCGGTGAGCACCCGTGTTGTGCCGCGAATATTATTTTTATAATGGGGGAGTTTCAGGCGTTTTTCTGTATCGACGCTAGCCTCATTGGTCAATTCTACTCCGCAGTCACAATTCCGGTGTTTCATCTTCTTTATCGGAATGCTGGAGAGATGCGGGGGTTTGTTTCGTTTATCTGCCGAGTGGTATATATTCGCATAACTGTCATCAAATCTCGGGTCAATCATATTCATACATGAAAGTAGCGCGCATTCGATATCATAGACATCTTGAACTTTGATATTATGGGTGGTTTCGTAATCCTTCCCAAGACACTTGGTAAATACATCCCCGATAAAGCGCAGAAATGCGTTTGTAATACGTTTTTTGTATTTCATGTATTCGATGGATTTCGTCTCTGGACCGCCATCTGCGGCGTGGGTGTGGGCGTGGGCGGCGGCGTTGCGACCCTTCCCGCCAATTTGCTCTTCCTCGCGAATCACAGTAGTATTGCTTGTATTCAAACGCACATCTCTCATCTGTTTTTCAATCATCGCATCAGTCAAATAAAACCGGTAGTCATAGAGTGACAACGACGGCGCGTTGATGTGAGCAGATAATTTACCGGGTGTGTATTCATCGGGAAATACTGTCCATACAACAGGAAGCGCCCATTTTATCATTTCATTTTGATTCATTACACCGAGAAATTTATAGATATTGTTTTCTCTCGTGAGTTCGTTATACAAATTACAGAATTCAGAGATATGCCGAATGATCGGCTCAGGATGTAGATCCCGAAAGGACGCCGCCATATTTTTCATTTGTTGAGAGATTATACTATTGCGGTTGTCACGGGTGTAATCACGCACCATCGTAAGCACATTTTTATACATTTCATCCTGTATTAATTTAAAATTGTCTAAAGGACGGATATATTTCAATTCACTCGGGAGTGTCTTTGGAACTTCGTTCATCCATTTTTGATTCGCCCATAAATAAAAGTTGTTGGTGCGGAGTGTCTCGTCTCGTTGGTGGTGGTGGTGGTGGTTTTTATGCGAACGCGTATGTTTGTGGTGGTCGCGGCGATGTCTTTTGTTACGAGTGTATTGTTGTTTATTTTTCATAAATAGATATACCTAGACCGATATTGATACTAATAATGTATAATGACTATATAATAGTGATATTATTATGTATGCAATATCGTTTTATTGTAATTACTAATTATAATAAAATTGATATAAAAATAACCTCATACAAAAAAATATATCAGGTTATTTTACATCACCACGTAACAAATGGCATCATATACTTGTGATAAATGCAAAAAGATATTCACCAAAATTGGATTATACACAAAACATGTAAATCATTGCGGTCCAGCACCTAATACAGTTACTGGCATTATTGATCTGCCGCATCCACCGACGCCGACGCCGATGGCGGTAGCGTCTGGAACTGAATTACCTATTACATTTATTGATTTATTTTGCGGGATTGGAAGTTTTCATTATTCATTCAAAAAACTAAACTGGGAATGTGTTATGTCGTGTGATATTGATAATGCGGTAAAAGACACTTATAAACACAATTACGGATTGTTGCCCCTCGGTGATATAACCATGATTGACCCAGCAGACGTTCCTAGTTATGATATACTGTGTGCGGGATTTCCTTGTCAACCATTTAGTCAATGCGGTCGGCACAAGGGCTTTGATGATAAACGAGGAACGCTTTTCTTCAATATTATGAAGTTCGTCCATCATCACCGTCCAAAAATTATTGTCCTTGAAAACGTTCAGGGATTATTGAACCACGACGAGGGACGCACATTTACACGAATACAATATGATATTACTACGGCAGGATATTCAATTACATATAAAGTCATCAAATGTAGCGATTACGGCCTGCCTCAAATGCGAAAACGTCTAATAATAATCGGCGTCCGAGCCGACGATAAACTCGTGAAATATATTGACAAATTGCTTGATTTTGAAGAATATAAACAGCAACGGACACTAACCGAACTTCTTGGCAGGAATTTTGAAAAGGATGTTGCATATACCGTTCGTTGCGGCGGTAGAAACTCCCCGATTAATGATAAACATAATTGGGACGGGTATATTGTGGATGGAGAGGAATATCGTTTAACGCAGGAGGACTGTTTGAAAATACAGGGGTTTGATAGCGAATTTAAGTTATGCGGGAATAAAAACGAACAATGGCGACAATTAGGAAATACAATACCAACTCGGTTTACTGAAATAATTGGACTGAATCTAAAAAAATATTTAATGATGTGCCATACGGACGTGGATTGACCCACACTCTATACCATCAGCATTCATATAAACCCACGGTTGGCACTCACTTCGAGTTGTCTTTGGCATTCCTTTATTGCGAAATGAAATGACGCATTTTTCGATCATTGAACGAACGTAATCTAGTTTGTCTTCGTCGGTATCGTATGATCTAAATGTATGCGAACCATCACGGTTTTTTATCATAATCGAATTACATTCATGTTTGTCTTTTCCTCGCCCAGTGCCTTTGAATACAAAGTATGCTACCGTATTTTGTATGCTTTGCCTTACCGAATCGTTATGATATGTATCGAACCTGCTTATTCTCACGTCTTCTCCGAACAGACCTTGGTTTCGTTTTTCGATATATTCCTTCGCAAAGATGTCAAGACCCGAAACGTGATGGTGTAATTCTCCTGCTTCCTGAAAGACATTTGCTGAACGCGGAGTATGATTTACAATGGATGGATTGCCTCCTTCCTGAAAATATTAAGAAGTCAGTTCATTATGATGTGAAAGTGAAACCATTTGATTATTTGAAAGGTATGTTGTATATGAATGCTGTATTGGAAAAAGAAGAACATAAATTATTCCAACCTTTACCACTTCGTAATAATATCATTCCCAAGCATATCATTTTAGATACTTCTTGTATTATCAATCTCTTTTCTTTGGAAGGAAAAACAAAAACAGAATTATTCAAAGCAATCAAAGAAAATCAATACGATGTATGGAATAATCTACTGAACTTACAGCACAAAACATTCAAAAGCAAACACTATCAATTCCATTACCAAATACAAACAGATGGTATTAGTTGTTCATTATTGTTTATTCGTAAAGATTTGAAAGATAAGAAATGGGGGTCAAGAGTTCCTACTTTACAAGAACAAGAGTTTCATAACATAGAAGATTTATCAAAGGACCAACTAGAAGAAATGAAACCAAGAAATATAGTTGGTTGCGATCCGGGAAAACGCAGTTTAGTGTATATGATGGACGATAAAGGAAACAAACTCCAATATACAGCACCGCAAAGGAAGAGAGAAAGCAAAGCAAAAACAAACCAACGAATATTATTGGTGGAAAAGAAACGAAACAACATCATAGAAAAAGAAACTCATTTATCTTTTCAAAATAGCAAATCAGTAGATTATGATAAGTTCAAAGAGTATTTAGTAGAAAAGGATAAACTGAATAAAGAAACGTTAGATTTCTACCAACGAGAAGTTTGGAGGAAAATGAAGTTTAGGCAATATAGTTATGGTAAGAAATCAATAGATACATTCCTTAATAAAATCAAAGAAACCTTCGGTGAAAACATATTGATAGGTTATGGAAATTGGAGCAGGGATACCCAAATGAAACATTTTATGCCTACCATGAATAAAGGATTACGAAAGCAAATCCATAAGAAGTATGATACAATAACAATTAACGAATGTAATACAAGTAAAAAATGCTGTGAATGTAATAATGATTTATCTTATTACAGACATAGTGATGGAAACAAGCAGTTCCGTCTTTTAGTCTGCCTCTCGTGTAACAGAGGCAACGACTGTTCTGGATGCGTGAGACCCCAAGTCAAACAAACCGTATTCAAAACAAGAGACGCTAATTCAGCAATCAACATAATGAACTTAACAAAATGCTGGATAGAGAAGCAAGAACGCCCTGCGTGTTTTCAAATTTCGTCTTTCACCACTTCAAATAATCAAAATGAAGTGGAAAAAGTTAGACCATCGTAGGTGTAACTCCTACTATTGATTTTACATCACCTTAATTTTTTATGAGCGTTTGTCTCATTTTTCTTTTCGGTCGGTGTAATAAGTTCTATCCCGCCTTCTCCGCAATAATCCGGAAATGTTTTTTTCAAATAATCGTTATCGTTATCCTTGTTCTTTGTAAAGAGCTCTTGTTGAAAGGCGATTTCATCCTTTTCCCCTTTGTTTCCCTTTGTAATTGTCGGATGCGTCAGTCCAATCGTTGAATCGTTTGTATCCATCAATGTAGTGATATATTTATGTAATACTTAATTATTTAAGTATTACATTTCAATTTTTTCACACGGTGTGAAATTTCATGTTTTTGTCTCATTAGCATCTCAAATGAGGTCGCTTCACTGCGCGATTATATAGGTTACAGTCGGGTTTGAATATCTTGCTCTTGATGAAGTAAGGCGAACCCATCGAATCTCCATGGTATTGTCCGGCATTTCCAGCTGCGACACCATACGCCGACTTGAATGAAGCACCGTTCTTTGTAATTGTATCGAGTTTCAATCTCTCGAGACGCGTTCCAGCACTTACAGCACCCTGAACACCATATTTCGCATTATTCGGTTTGTGGATCACGGTTGTTCGGCATCTGGCGCGGTCGGCCGCGTCCGAGTAGATTCTCTCGGCATTGCCACAGTTCGTGGAATAATAAACCTGCGAACCCGTCTTGGAATCGCTAGGATTCGCTGGTGAGCCGTCGGGAAGGACATACTGATTTGCCGTTCCTGACATCTTCGAAAAGGTCTGCTGTTGCTGATACGTCCGGCATCGCGCCTGAAGATAGGATGCGGTGTTGGTGTGATACGCTCGACTCACATTCGTATTTCCGCTGCGAATAATACGTTTTTTCGGGTTGAACGAGAGATTCTTCGTTTCATAAATACCCGTGTTGATTTGATACGAGCCTGGTTGGCCCGGAACGCCTACTTGTTTATAACCGGGGTTCTGTATAATTTCATCGGGCATACATTCGCGCAGAAAGGGGCGGCGAATATCCTCGGTCAGGTAGTTTTGCTTTGACGCCACGCGAGTGTCACATCCACACGCCGTCCCTCTAAAAACGATACCACCGGGACGATCGATAAAACCGATAGTAGGGCGAGATTTGTTGGTGGAAGACGGCATCAAACTTTTACGCCAGTGCTTGATTGGTCTCGGCTTGAAACTAGACCGCTTGATGACATTCTTGGTTTGAGGGAATTCGCAACATTTGGTGTCGCGACCGAAATCGTTCAAGGGATTTCCTTCCGTGGATGGACCGTTCTCTGCTGGACGAGTGTAACCGGCAAACACGCTTCGTGTCGTGGATTGTTTGGTGGAACGAATCGCGACCCTCATCGTTCTAAAATTAAGTGGCCATGAAACAAAATTTTTGCTCATTTTATGTATTCGTATATATCAAGTAGATAGTTTAATTTAGATAATATAATATAATATAATGCTGGAATATATTCAGTTTTATACAAAAAATCTCTCGAACTTCGCGATATTACTGGTGATTGGAGTCGTAATTGCGATATTGGATATTACATTACGTAATGTTATACGTGGTGTATATCTAAATGTTCGAGAGAATATGAAACTTCGGCATGGTCGCAGTGACGGCAGTGAAGGAATGAAAAATAAAGCCGACGACGACGACGACGACGACGACGACGAGGAGAAGGAGAAGGAGAAGGATCAAATTTGCCCTAAGGATTGTTCCGCTGTTGAAGCATTACGTAAAAAACTAACTAGATTAATTGAAAACGCATCTAAACTTCAATCGGACATTCAAGCCAACAATGAAACTATCCGATCTCAGCAACGAGTCATCGAAAATATGCAGAAAAGTGTTCAAAAATTGGTTGAAAAATCGATCAAGTAAGTCGTGCCGACCAACCGACCGACCGATAGAATAAAATACTAATGAAATGTAAAGGACTTGCTGTATGTTACAGTATAACGTATTTGAACATATGGCTGCGGATGCGCCTCGTGATATTAGCAAGAATGTCGATATATTTAGGTCAAACGTATCACAATTCGTGAATGATACAACCACCCACCCAATTGTAAAATACAAGGCGTTTATATTCGCATTCATCCTTATTGTAGCAGGATTATTGATATTATTATTGTTCAATCGGGATAAAATACTCGGGCATTCATTTATACGGCATTTGTTTGTTCCTGTATCCAAATTGAGAGCTAAATATCGCGATGACAACATGGAGGCCGACGCCGACGCCGACGTATTCGGATATGACTATACGTATCGTAATACAGACGCCGCTATTTTCCGTGAAGCGATTGAAGGAATGACGACAGTCAGCGGAAAAGCCACTACAAAATCAGGAAAATTCGTAAGCGCAGATACGGAAAGCGCCGAAAAGTTAAAGAAAACACCATGCGGCACTGATTGTAGTCAGTATGTTGAAATGAAAGGTAAAATAAACGATCTCTCAAAGTATGTGAATGCGGTAAAGGAACAACAAGCCGATATTCAACAAACATCAAAAAAACTAGAGGAATTAGGAAAACAAATCAAAGACTTGAATAAGTCACTTTCGCCTGGTGGGCAGGTAAATATAACAATATAATGAATGCCGCGCCGCACCGCGCGCCCAGATATACATTGGAATAATTTAATCTCATTAGTAAGTAGTAAATAATGTCATCATTATTAGGGGAATCATATGACTATTGGAAAAGTATCAAACAGCCTTCCGAAATGGGCATGTCGCCCGGGTTTTCTCTCGGAGCACTCGCTAATAATGTCGATGGTCTGCTTTCGTATGTCGAAGTTCTCATCTCCGGAACGGGCAACGCAAGTGTAACTGGAAAACCATTAGGAAATAAATTCTTCTTAAAAACCACAGGAAAGTGTAGTGAAACATCTATTGCGAAATGGAAGAAAGAGCGCGAAGAAGACGAAGCATGGGATAGGGCATATGAAGAGGTTGAAAATAAATTAGGCGCAAAAAAAATCACGGAGGATGAGGCCACGAAACTGAAAAATGCGCTAAACGAACAAAAGAAAAAGAGGGATGAATCCCGTGAAAAGGAGAAGAAACTTGTTGATCGCTGGATTTACGTGAATAATATTCCGGATGGCTCTATCCCTTTTATCGCGAGTGGCGCGGACGGACGCACATTTAATGACCTCCGTGGTCTAATTCCAGGCGCACTCGGGAATTTAGGTGCGCTTAATCCGGTTCAGTTGTTCAATGGATTCACGGCAGGAACGTATCCACCATGTGCTGAAATAACGCTACAGACGGTGGATAATGATAATGTGAAACGTAGTCAAACGCAACATGTTGCGTTGGTTGAAATGGTAGAGATGAACCCATGTATGTTTCCGGGCCGTTCCAACCCCGCATCCGGAAAAGTATGTAGAAACGCAGAAGGATTTGACGGCAACCCTCTGGGTGGATCATCTCGGGATATAAAAGAAAAAACGACAGATATATATAATCAACAGTATTCACTTGTATCTAAAGACGGCGAATCGATCGGAATATACGAGATGGGAAGTTTAGCTGGTTCTTCTGGAGTTGCGTATCAAACATCGATGCGAAGTCCTTTAAGT